ACAGGTCACGCGCCGAAGCCTTGTCCCCGAATTGCACAGCCATGGACCCGCCACCCTGCAACATCTTCTGAATCAATTCATCATCCGACCATGCCGTCCCGGTGAACTCTTCGACCGGCCCATCATAGTTCATTTCCAAATCGGCAACATCACGTTCGGGAATCATCCCGGCAAGCGTCGTGGTCCAATCAATGTCCACATTACCTTGTGCGCCGTGACCCAACGCCACGAACCGGCCTTCGGTGTAGAATTCGAACTTGGAATTGTTCCACTTGCGCTTTTTGGTGCGTAACACTTCCGCGTCACACTTCCCATAGATGTGCATTCCCGTCTGACTGTGGGACACTTCCATGGCCGCGCCCGGAAAGAGTGCCGCCGCCGCTTGCGACTCGGAGTCCCATTCACCCGTTACCGGGTCGCGGACATCATCAAGGTCGAAAAGGAAATAGGGGTCATCTTTGGTCAACACGAACCCGACGTGAAAACGTGCGCCCGTCGCGTCACATGGGACTTTCCGGGGCTTCTTGGGTGGCATGTCAGGAACGGATTTCCACAAGACGAAATGGGCGGGCATTTTATCGAACAAAGCGATGACTCCAAAAGCTGAAAAAGCCGGGCAGTGTTTCAAGTTGCCCGGCGTTGGTGATTAAAGGTTCTCTTGCGCCCAATCTATAACTTCTTGGGCGTTGGCTTCAATGAGGCGTAAAATGTCCCGCCGTTCATCTTCAACCCTACATCTTGCGTCCCATAGGTCGACATCGCAAAGCGACTCAATCTTGTCGGACAGAATCGAATCAATGACCGCTGGTTCAAGGGCGTCCAGTTCCCACGACTCTTCACCGTAGTCTTCGACATATCCGGCGTAGCGCGAATCTGTGGTCTTTGCGGGGTTCGGGGGTGGCCCATATTCATGCACTTGATCCATGTTCAGGGCGATGCGGTGAACCTCAACATCCGTCCGCATGATCTGCAACCGGGTGGCGTTGTCACGGGTCATGTCCAAGCCTGATGGGTCGTGGTCGCCAAGGTGGATCAACACACAGCGTTTCCCATAGATGTCGCGCTGTATGGCGAAACGCTTGGCCGCTTCATGCATTTCCGATGACGACAAGAACCCCTTACATGCCAGATAGGTGACACCCCATTTGTTCGCGGGCTTGCTGATGACATTGGACAGGGCGTCTTTTTCCACCCACACTTCAATGTAGGCGTCTTGGTCTGACCACAGGTCCACGGCTAACCGACCCGGCAAGTCGCAGAAGGTGCCAACCTGCGACGGCTGAATCAAACGACGCCGGGCATCGCGGTTGTTGTCGTGCAAAGCATCCCAAGACACCAACCCACCCATGCGGGCCTTCGTCATGTTGCGGCCAAGGCTCTTATAGTTCGCCATGGTGTTCGCCAGAAGATCACGGGCAACGAATTGGTAATAGAGTTGGCGCAAGGTGAGTTGATAACCCGCCGCCTGATATTCCGCGATGATGGCGTTGGCTTGTTCGATTTCGGCCAGCCGCTTCGGGCGGAATCGTTCTTTTGTGTAAGCAATAAGTGACATCAGAATTCCATTGTCTCAAGGTGAAGTTCATTGGCCGTGCCTTCGACAATCGGGGAAGACACACCGTCAAGGCATGGCGTCAAACGCACTTCCCGGATTTCGTCAGCATTGCCGACAAGCGGAAGGTCGCCGTGTTCTGCTAGCGCCTTCCGCAATTGGGTGATCAAGTCCGAAACCCTCATGACGCCACCGTGACGGGTGGTGGCATATCGGTGACCGTCAACCACTTCCAATCATCCATAGACATGTGGATGGTTTCGGTGCCGGTCGGCAATCGTGCCGTCGTCCGTGCCATCCTGTCTATGCGTTCGATGATACTTTCCAAGACGTTGACCATTTCGTCGCTGACATAGAACCCTTCGGTGTCCGCGCTTGTCTTGATGGACTTTCCATCGTCAAGACGTGCTTGGATTTCGGACGGGTCGGCAATACGCCAGTGACCGAAGTTCCACCAACGCTTCCCCGGCACCCAAATGGTCTTGCGACCCAAGGCGTTGGTGAATGACGCTTCAAGGTGGTCGGACAGAAGCTTTTGAAGGTGTTGGCGCTTTTCCAGAATTGCAACGTCAACGTCTTGAACGCGGGCTTCGAAAAACGAATCTGCGAAATCAGCCATAGATTCGGACTCCCTCTTCCAATTGTTCGATGATGCCGTCCAGAAGTTCGGCGTTGCGTTTGTGGTTGGCCTTGCGGATACTGTCACGAACCGCGCGAAGCGTGATCAATGCATTATCCGTGTCACTTTTCTTGGGTGATGGCATCCCGTGAATCAGGTCGGCATATTCCCGGTCGGAAATCAGACCCATATCGTTCAACATCATGCGGCTATGTTCCCGCAAGTCCGTTTCACGCGCTTCGTCAAATGCCAACTCCATGGCCTGTTTCGTATAGTTCGACTTGGCAAGGCCGGTGGTGTGGGACAACAGCATCGAAAGGCGTTCGTGCGTGTCCACAAGGTCAGCCCAATTGCCTTGGGCGTGCCACTGGTTCTTGATCCACCCCGGAATCTTTTCAGCAAGCCACGCTTTGAAGCGCACCCAAAGAAGGCGTTTCGTCAGCCATCCAATCATTTGAAGACCCCTTTGAAAAAGGACTTGAATTTCAACTGACCAAACAGGGACAGGAAAATCCAAACAAAGACACCGAAGAGCGCCGAACGCTCGAACATGTCAAAAGAAGGAATGGCCGTGACCCACGACTCATTCCATGTGATGAACGCACCGGCGATGTAGATGACACCGGCGGTGGTTAGTGCGGATTTCAAGACCAACATTAGCGGTTGTCCCCCGACCCCTGCAACACACCACGGACGGTGCGATCACGAAGCTTTTCAAGGTTGGTCATCATGCAATCGGACATCTTGACGTCCAAAATGTTCAGGTATTGCGCAACGCAAACCAGAATGGACCCAAGATATTGGTTAATCATGGCTTTGGCGGAAAGGGTGATTGCACCGTCTTCATCGCGCATGGCCTTGCCAACGATTTCACCAAGCTTGCCGCACGCGATAAGCGCGATCATGTCCGGGTTGATTGCCGGGATGCCGTAGTCGGCGAACATTTGGTCCATGTTCTCTTGGTCGACCATCTTGTTGCCAAGTTCACGGTGCATCGCGCCGACATACCAAAGCACGTCCCCACATTCCTTGATGCAATCTTCCTTGGCGGTGGCTTCGGCAAGTTCTGCCAATTCGCCGTTCAGCTTCAACGCGACATATGCGATGCCGGTGATTGACCCCTGACCCGGATAGATTGCCGAACCACTTGACAGTTCGACATAGGAACCAAGGCCCCGCTTGTTGTCGAAAATCAAAAGGGTGTCGTCTGTGATGTTGTTCATGTCGTTGTTCCTTCAACTGTGTTTCGTTTCGTGAAATGGTTTTAGGTGGTCTTGACCATCCTGTCAACGGCCACCGCGTAGTGTTCCGGGTCAATCTCTAACCCTATGAATTCCCTTAATAAAATTCCGGCCGCAACGCCCGCCGCGCCGGTCCCCATGAAGGGGTCAAACACCAGTTCACCGGGTTGGGTGCTGTTTTCGATGTAGAAACGAATCAGGTCGACCGGCTTTTCCGTGGGGTGGTTTTTATCACCAAGGATGTTGTCAAACTGGTGAACCGTCTTCGACCCACAATCGTTGATTTGCTTCGCCGGTCCCTTGCGGGCAAGGATGGTATATTCGGCGTTTTTCATATACCAGCGATTCGGCGTTGCGTTGTTCTTTTGCCAGACAAGAAGATTGTGGATGTCAAACCCAGCCCGACGGATTTCGACCATGAACATTTCAAGGTTCTTGAAGTTGGTCATTAGATACATGTGACCGCCTGCCCGAAGAACGCGGAACAATTCGGACATGTATTCCGCCGCCTTGATGTCGTTGTGTGCGAAAAGCTTTCCGTCGTTCGCGGCAAGAACCCCGGTGGGGCGCTGGTGACCTTTGACCTGACCAGACCCACCCGAAATGGTTGAATAGGGTGGGTCGGTGAAGATCATGTCAACCGAGTCGGAAGCCATCATTGGAAGGTAGTTTCGAACGTCACAGTTTAACAGCATCAGAGTCGCCCCACATAGTCTTTGAAATCAGCGGGACACGCGAGGTGTCCACATAGTGCATCGGCAAGGTCGCGCCACGACCCATAGTAACGACGGACTGTCGCCACGCTGGTGTCAAGTTCGCAACGGTCTGCCACGTCTTCGTGGGTCAACGCTTGGATGCCTTCTTGTTTCACCAGCATCGCCGCTGCGACTAAGATCATTTCCTTGCGCTCCCCGGTTTGTAGCCTTCTACGTGCCATGTCCGATAATCCTTCCGTGATTTTCATGAAACCCCAAGTCTTTTCGGGAGTCATTTCTGGCTTTAATGGCTGTATTGAAATCAGAGAAAACCCCAATGTGCTTTCCACAAGTTTGAACACGCCATCGCTGTGTTGATTTATGCCAAGATATACCCACCTCATTTGATTTGTTATCCACCGGCTTCTTTCGGTTTCTTTGATTTATAAACCTGTCAACGGACCTTAGATTTTCAAATCTATTATCAGTTCTACAACCATTTATATGGTCAACATGATCATCGGGCCAGTTTCCGGTTACGTAAAACCAAGCTAATCGGTGCGCAAGGTATCTTTCATTGAACAACCGACCCGATAGATAACCGTTCGTTGTCATGGTGTTCATTGCTGGATTACCCGAATATCTAGTGTTCCAACACTTAACGAACCTGTCAGTTTCTTTTCTTTTTTTCCAGAAAAACAACCCCGTTTCATTATCGTATGAGAGTGTTTTCAATAGAAGGTTTCTATCCATGTCCAATAATCCGCAAGTAATCCGCTTCCGATTGCGCGAAGCCCGCGAGTCCGCCCATGCTGACGACGGTGTTCATGAAGTTGGCCTGACCCGCCGCCCGCTTGTCACTTGGGATTTGGTGCCAACCCTCTTCCTTGACCTCAACAGCCGTTAGAACGCCGAATTCCTGCCCGATGTAGGACGCTGCGACAGTCGTGATGCCGATAAGGTCCGACGGCTTCCACACGGCGTTCAGTTGCTTGGAGTCGTTGCCCAACCCATAGCGAACCCACCGGCCCGAGTCGTCCTTGAACGCACCCGTGTTGTTGCGCCACAGGGACGCCCGATGTTGTGGTGCCAAGATGCGAAGCCCGGATTGGACCGCGCCTTCGGACTTCCCCTTTTCCGCCTTGGCGATGCCTAGCGACGGGTTGAGAATGACCAGAAGTTCTTCATATGCGGCGCGTTGCAGGTTGTGCCGACAAGCCCATTCATGAATGGCACTCATTTGAACAACCGCCGGAAATGACGGTCAAGGCGCTGCACTTGGAAGCCGAAGTCAGCGCCTTGTTCCTTATAGAAATCAATACGACCCAAGGCAAAGAACTGTTGCATGTTGTCCGGGTCGATGCGGTATTCCTTGGACCGGCCCCGGACGAAGTCATCGGCAACGGTGAACAATTCAGCGATGAAGAGATTCCAATCTAATTCCTTGACGGCTTTGACCGTCGATGTCTTGGTCATAAAGCCGTTGGGAAGATCAAGGCGGCGTGTCATTTCGAAAAAGTCGGTGTGTTCCAATTCATCCCAACGCGCCGCAACAGCCGGGTCACGCTTGACCGGGGTGATGATGTCACCATAAGGGCCTTCTGGCATGTCGTGAAGGAAGAACGCGCGTTGTTCGTCTTCGGACGCGCACGACTCTTGCAAGACCTCAACACCGACGGACGTGTGTTCCGCCACCGAATAGAAGCGGTCGACGGACCCGGCATATCGGCACTGCATTGATAGCGCCTTGAAGCGTTGGTGAAATTCCATGATCATGTGAAGGTTCCTCTTATTTCGGCGGTCAGCTTCATTGCCTTGGCCTCTTTCAATCCTTGCGCGGACAAGATATCCAATCCAAAGCGGTGGAAGAACCGCCGGTGAATTTCCGAATCAGGCCGGTCATGAACATCCTTGTGGATGCCAGCCCAAAACGCGATGGCTTCCCGAAGTTCACGTTGTGCCTTTTGATTCGCGTGATGCAAGTTTTCCAACCGCTTGGCGACGATGGGTGAAGCCCCCGCCGGAACGGCGAAGAAATCATCATCAATCTTGGCCCGCTCACCACGAAGCTTTGCGAGTAGTTCGGGGCTAAATTCCATCAGGTCACCGTCGACTTGTTCAGGAAGGGACCGGCCTTCGGGTTCCTTGACGTGTCCACAGAAGGGGCAAGCGGGTGTCAGGGCTTGATAGGCTTGGAAGCACTCAACACACGTTGTGACGGGGATGGAATCGGGGTCGCGCGGTTTCTTCTTGCCGAAGTGTGGGTCAAACAGTTCCCACTTGCGCGGTGCATCGGGTAGGCCGTGGCGGATGACGTTTCCGACGTGGTCAATGATGATACCAAACGCCTTGCCCGCTGACGTGCGAAGCGCCCGGCCAAATTGCTGAACGAATAGGCCATAAGATTGCGTTGGACGACCCATGATGACGACTTCCACGGCGGGGACGTCAAAGCCTTCCCCAAACAGGTCGACGTTGCACAGGACTTGGATGTCACCAGCGGCGAAGCGGCGGACCAGTTCGGTGCGCACCGCGTCGGGTGTCTTGGCGCTGACGGCTTCGGCGCTGATGCCCCGTTCCTGAAATGCCAAAGCGGCCTTGTTGGCGTCTTCCACATCGACCAAGAACGCGATGGCTTGCTTGCCGGGCGTCAACTTCATATAGGTGTCAACGATGTCCCCGGTGATGGTCGATTTGTGTGACGCTTCACGAAGGTCTTCGGGGTTGAAATCACCACCCGCGCTTGTGCGAACTTCGGCCACGTCGATTGATGCGGGTGGACCGTAAATCTTATAGTCGCACAGATAGCCTTCATCAATAAGGTCGCGCATCGTTGGACCAATGACCATCCGGTCGAACATCCCACCTTGATCACGGTGAAGCGATTTTCGGTCGGCGCGAATAGGTGTCGCGGTCACCCCAAGAACGCGGGCATGTGGAAGTGCCGTCAGACCCTTGCCCCACTTGTTCGATTTCAAGACGTGGTGCGCTTCATCAATCGTGGCTTGGCGCACAGAATTGCACCACTGTTTGTTTTGTTCCACGCGACGGTTGAGTGTGTCGATACCAGCCACGGCGAATGGTGCCGCGTCGTTATAGAAAGACTGTCCATATTCGCGCATGTGCTGTTGAATGCAAAACTTGATCACGGCGGCGGGGGCGATAAGGTTGTGATAAACCCCGGCCCGACCCATCGCCATGGAAATTTGACCAACCAATTCTTGACGGTGTGCGATGGCGGCGGCGGGTGCCTCTTGTTCCCGACCAATCACGGACATCAGGGCGGTCTTACCCATCCCGGTCGGACCCACGGCCAGAACATTGGATTGTTGTTCTTCCTGTGGTCCGGGAAGCGCCATCAGTTCTTCCCAAGCCTGATAGACTTCATCCTTCATCTTCTGTTGATAGGGGCGCAATGCAAAGCTTGCCGCCACATTCTGCACAAAATTCACTGTCACACATCCCCGTCGACCGCTTCGTTGTTATTAGCTATAAATAATAACGGTTGACACCGCAACCCCGATTCCCATATCAATCGCCCTGTCAACAAACGAAACGAAAGGTTTGACCCATGAAGTTAACAGTCGACTTGAACGACCCAAAAGACGTTGAAAACGCTCAATTTCTTTTGGAAACGGTGCAACGTGATGGTGGCTATGCCACAGCGTCGACCGAATCCCCCGCAACCGAAACACCAGCGTCGACCGCTGCGATTTCCACATCACCAGAAGACCGGCAAGACCCGGAAAACCCTGATGTGCCGGAAGTCGATTCCCTTGGGATGGTCCACAACCCGGACTATCACCAATCACCACCCAAGTTGAAAGCCGATGGTGCCTTCAAGGGTAAGGTTGGTAAGAAAGCGGAATATGACGCCGCCGTTGCCGCACACAAGGACGCGGCCAATGCGCCCGACCACGGCGCGGAAGCACCGGCCACCGAAGAGAACACCCCCGGTGGTATGCCGACAGGCGCACCGGCTGGTGGGATGCCCGGAATGCCCGGCGCTGAACCAGAAGTCGAAATCCCACCCGCTGTTGTGACGTTCGATGAAATTTGCGCACGCTTCACCGCAATGATGGGTTCCGGTAAGATTGCCAAGTTCGAAGACGTCTATGACAAGGCCGGTGTGCCGAAGATGGACAACGGGGCCTATAACGCCAACGCATTGCAGACAGACGAAACCCTTCGGGCGTCCCTGTCGGCGGTTCTTGACGAAATCGACGCGTCATAATGCTGAACTTACGCCCATCATTTTCACCCATTTGGGTGCCTTGTTCGGCGGCGGCGCGGTTCGCACTAATGTGTGCGGACCAACCCGAAACCGATGCATCACGCGAAGGAACGGCGGCGGCTTGGGTTGCTGACGTCGTATTGTCTGGCAAGGCTTTGCGGGCGTATGATCTTGACGGGGAAACCCATGAAAATGGGTGGCTTGTCGACACGGAAATGTGCCGCCACATTCAAGACTATGTGGACATGGTGCAAGCCCGGTCTGGCCTGATAGAAGCGGAAAAGTTCGTCAGATTGACGGACACAATCGCCGGGACGCTAGACTCAAGTGCCAATGTCATGAACGGCGTTTTATATGTCGATGACTTGAAATTTGGTTACGGGGTGGTTGAACCCACGACCCCGCAAATCACCATCTATGGTGAGGCACAGGCCCGCATATTGGAAAAGGCCGGGGTGACCATCAAACAGGTCGTCTTGGGCATCTTCCAACCACGGGCAAATCATGTGGATGGTCCATATCGGACGCGGACTCTGACACGTTCAGAACTCGCAAAAGAAGCCGAATGGATTATTGCGCGGGGTGATCTTGCACAAGACCCGAATAGTGTTGCGACACCGGGCGACCACTGCAAACATTGCCCCGCCGCCACATCTTGTGAGGCGTTAAACATGTCCGTCTTGAACGCTTACGATTTCGTTGCATCACGCCGACAATCACATCTTGACGCAAGAGGTGTTTCGGTGGAACTTCAAGTTCTACAACGAATCGAAAAGCTTATTGAGGCCCGCAAGAATGCGGTCGAAGCGGAAGCGGAACAACTCATTGCACAAGGAACCTATCTTCCCCACCCGCAAGGTGGACAATGGGGCATGGTATCGGGAAGCGGGCGGCGGCGGTTTAAGACCGGCGTGTCCACACAGGTGGTTGAGGCCATGACGGGATTGAAGGCAACAAAGGAAGTGCCACTGTCACCGGCTGAAATCGAAAAGGCGGGGAACGCGGCGACGAAAAAGGTCGTCAAACTTCTTGCCGAAACGCCGCCGACAAAGCGGAAGTTGAAACGCGTCGACAATAAAGTTGTCGCAAAACAGTTTGAAACGAAAGGCTACTAAGCATGGCACAAAAATTCCCCAAGACCTACATGGTTTCCCCTGTGGGTCGCATCTTCCAAGGTGACCTTGTCACAATCAACAAGACGGACCACCAAGACCGGCCCCTTGAGGAACGCAAGTGGAACCGTTATTTCGCAATTGCAATCCCGAAAAACGACCCGACCGCCGGGCCTTTCTTGGGTGCAATCCAGCAAGCGGCCTATTCCGGCTATCAGACAGTTCAAAACGGCCAAGGCATCCTTCCGTTCATTGAAAAGGGTCTTGGTTCCGGGTTTGCTTGGAAGATTGAAGACGGTGACGATGAAAGCCTTCGCAAGAAGGACGGTTCGTTGAAGTATCCGGCGGGTTCCCCCGCGCGTGGCTGTTGGGTTGTGAAGTTCAACACGACGTTGGAAATCGCAGCGTGCGACCACCTCAACCAACCACTTGACCCCGCTGCAATCAAATGCGGTTACACCGTGGACGTGTCTATGTCCATTTCAATCAACGGTGCGACTGACAACACAGCGGGCATCTATGTGAATCCGAACACAGTTCGTCTTCGCGAATACACCGAAGAAATCGTCATCGGTCCTTCCATTGAACAACAGTTCGGCGGAGCGACGGTAGCGGCACCACAGAATGCACCGGCGAACGGCGCGTTTGGGGCGGCATCGGCACCGGGTCAGGGCGGCGGCACCATGGGCGGTGGCACTATGGGCGGCGGCACTATGGGCGGTGGGGCCACAACGGACCCTAACGCGGGCCAAGGCACCATGGGCGGCGGCACTATGGGCGGTGGGGCCACAACGGACCCTAACGCATCCACAGGTGGCGGAATGCCGGGCATGGGTGGCAACCCTGACGTCAACCCACACACCGGCATCATGGACGGTGGCGCGGGTGCTGGTGGGACGGCTGACGGCTATCAGAACGGCGGCGGAATGCCGGGCATGGGGATGGGCGGTTAGCCCACGTCAGGGTTCAATGACCTAGACGACGAAATCCCATTCTAAACATCAGCCGGGGCGGTTCATTTCGCCCCGGCACAACACCAAGAGGGACCACACATGCAAAACGATTTCGGATATGACATCGAAACCTTCTATGATCTTTTTTCCTGTGTGACTGTCCACATTCCCACCGGGCGGCGTTGGATTCACGAAGTATCCGACCGCGTCAACCAATCCCGTGACTTCATCGCGTTCGTCAAGTGGATTGGGTCTTTACCCGGTGGTCGAATGGTTGGTTATAACAACGAAGGGTTCGATTATCCGGCGATTCACAAGCTGTGTCGCATGGGTTGGTTCGATGCCCACACCGCATATCTGGCCGGTCAAGACATCATCAACACCGATTGGGATGACAGGTTCAAGCACATCGTTTGGGACAACGAAAAGATGGCCCCACAGGTCGACTTGTTGAAGGTCCACCACTTCGACAACAAGGCACGCACCACCAGCTTGAAGGGTTTAGAAATCGCCATGCGGTCGTGGTCCGTCATTGACCTTCCATATAGCCCGCACGAACCCACGACGTCCGAACAAAAGGACGAAATCATCAACTACAACGCGCATGACGTCAGGGAAACGGTGCGATTCTATGAAGAGTCGCGCAAACAACTGGCGTTCCGGGATGAACTGACGGCGCAATATGGAATTGATTTCACCAACTTCAACGACACGAAGATTGGCAAGGAATACTTCACCATGAAGATGGAAGAGGCGGTCCCCGGTATCACCGGAATGCGTGAAAGACCGCGCCGCCCCCGTCAGACTTGGCGTGACCGAATTGACATCGGGGCCACACTGTTGCCCTATCTTCGGTTCAACCATCCCGAAATGCAGCGGATGCATCAGTTCTTTCAAAACGCCGTCATCACCGAAACCAAAGGGGCGTTTGAAAACCTTCACTGCACAATCGACGGGTTTGACTTCCACTTCGGCACCGGGGGAATTCACGGGTCGCGGTCGGGGATGACTTTTCACGCGGACGACGAATATGACATCATTGATGTGGACGTCGCGTCATACTACCCGAACCTTGCCATCGCGAATCGGCTATATCCTGCCCACTTGTCCGAAGTGTTTTGTGACATCTATGAGGCGCTTTATAACCGCCGGTTGGAAGTCGGCAAGAAGACCACGGAAGGTGGCATGATCAAGCTTGCGTTGAATGGTGTATATGGTGACTCCAACAACGTCTATTCGTGCTTTTACGACCCTCAATATACCATGGCAATCACTGTGAACGGTCAATTGTCACTGTGCATGTTGGCGGAAACACTGATGGCACAACCGGACGTCACAATCATCCAAATCAACACGGATGGTCTGACGTGCAAGGTTCCGAAGACAGGCCGCAAGATGTTTGTCGACGCATGTGAGGCTTGGGAAGTGACCACGAAGTTGGAACTTGAGGCCGCGTTTTATGAAAGCTTTTGGTGCCGTGACGTGAACAACTATGTCGCCAAATACATGGATGGGATACCCAATGCAGCTTGAAGACGGAAAAGGCGCGGTCAAACTCAAGGGCGCATATGACCACAATGTCGCTTGGCACCAAAACCATTCAAGCCTTGTGATACCCAAGGCGGTCGAAGCGTTCCTGATATACGGGACCAAGCCTTCGGATTACATCATGGCGTGCGTGGACCCGTTCGATTTCTGTCGCACGGCCAAGGTCCAACGCAACAGTCGGTTGATGCACGGGGACCGCGAAGTCCAACGTGTTAGCCGATACCACATCGCAATCCGTGGTGAAGGTCTGGTCAAGGTCATGCCCCCGTTGAAGCCCGCCCGAAACGTGAAGAACCCGGTGAAGCTTGCAGCGTGGAAGGAATATCAAGACCTTCAAGCGGCGGTCGACGCACAACCCAACGGCTATGGTGACGTTCCCGGTGATGCCCGTTCCGACTCACGTCTTGCGCGTCTTGCTGAAATGCGGGCATCCCTTGAGCGGCACAACGGGATTGACGTTGGCTTCGCGGTGAACGTGTGCAACGACATCCGTGAATTCGATTGGTCAAACCTCAACCGCCATTGGTATATTCACCAAGCGCAAAAACTTATTGATGCCTTGGGTGTTAAAGGGTCTTGACCACCTAGCGAACTTCCTTTAGTGATTCCGTATCGAAACGGATCAACATGAAGGAATGATCACATGAAAAAGACACACAACACAGCCGGTCAAAAGCGGGCCATGGTCACACGCGGTCGCAAAGGCAAGGACCGCAACGACACGTCCAATTGGGAAATGCCAAAGAACGCCGCCGGTGATCTGGTCAACAGCTTTTGGGGCTATATCTCACCAAACGGTTTCCGCAAGCCAACGCCGGGCGCTGGTGTCCTTCGTGCAATGCAACGTCGTGTCGCGGAACAAGACGAAAACACCCGGCGAAATCAATCACCGGGTGTCAACGAAACGAAGGGTGTGAGGGAACAACGACCCTTGTGGACATCACTACACCAAGACCGAATCACGGTCAACAACCATTTGGTCTTGGTCCGATGTCAATGTCATCCCCATTGAATTCAGCAAGCGCGGACAGATTGTCATGACGCCACTGTTGCCACCCGATGACCCGACACCGTTCGGCGACGTAAGCCCCCGCAAACACAACCGCGTCAAGCCCCTTGTCACCAGACACGGAAGGTGTCGGTGGGTTGACCAGAAGGTCCGGGGCCGGGTCAGTCGGTTGGAAGGTTTCCAAGGATGTCTTGCAACCGCTGATTATAGACAGGGTCAGCAACGCAACCAGTAGCTTGCCCATTTTCAAGTTCCACTTCATAGCTTTGAATCACGTTTTCAAGCACGCGATTCGCTTCATTGCGCTCGGTGAGGTCTTGGATTTGCTTTTCCTGAATTGCCCGATACGCTTCATTTTGTGCCGTCAGTTGAAAGACACGGTGTTCAAGCTGCTTTATCTTCACACCCTGAACATCCTTCCCTATGATGACACCGACGGACAGGACCGCCACAGCGCCACACAGCGCCGCACAACCCGTCTTGAAGGGCTTCGGCAATGGTGAGGCGATAGCGGCCACGGTGGCGAACGCAGCGCCCCCACCAGTGACCACCCATGGCACAAGGTCCAGATAACCCCAAATCATGTCATCGCCTGAACGTGCATCCAATCATAGTCCTTTTTCAGACCAAGACTTGTCCAACCGGCTTCTTGCCAGAATGACCAGAATTTCCGATATGCGGGCTTTGCCAGTTCGGCGCGACCACGGTTCCACCGAAGGCGGTTGCGGGCCGGGTCGAAGTCGATAGCCGAACCCCAAGAGTGAGTCGACATCTGTGTCCCGCCCCGCATCTTCCGCACGTTCAGACACCCGCCGAATTTGTGAAGCCCAAGTTCAACAATTCGGTCGTAACCGTAAAAGTCCAACGTCTTTTGCATCGCCAACTTGGCGCTGTCCGCACACCGCTTGTTGATGCTGAAACGGTTGACCGATGTGTCTTCGTCCCACGCAAGAACCATTTGGTATGGAAGCGTCATCAAGACTTGGTTGGTGCCGGGTGCGCCGTAATAGGACGACGCGTCCCGATATCGGGGCCAATCGTTGTCATCAGACACACCCATGTGGTCATCACGCCAGACTTCCGCGCCAACGTAAGACTCGCCCGCCGCTTCTGTCGCGGGACCATAGAAGCCGTCCACCACCAGCGGTGCGGGCAGCTTCGCCAGCTTGTTCAACATGATCTGTGCCGCTGCGACCACAGGGTTGCCGCGCACGTTTATTGGTGTCGCAGCGCCCCGGATTGCGGCTTCACGGGTTTTTGGTCCGATGATGCCATCAATGTTGCCGCGATAGAACCCGGCTTTGCGGAATACGCGTTGCAGAAGTTCGCGGTCTTGCTTGTCCATGCTCATGACTTGTAGTCCTTCCACACCTTCCAACCGAAGAGACGCACAGCGCCCCAAATCACGAAGGCTTTGAATTTACTAACACCCAAGACGCGCATTCCCTCATAGAACATGTCGTCCGAAACCTTGCGGGTGCAAGGCTGTGTCAGATAGGTGAAATCATGGACGACCGCCGCCTTGGCATGTCCGCCCATGGGTGGTGCAAACGTCCAGAAGAGTCGGGGGATGCTTGCGAAATCTGTGATGAAGTCCACGGGGACAACCACATCGTCTTCAATCAAGTTGCTGTAAAACTCAAAAGGGGTGAGAATCGACGCGTTGACGCGGCCCCCAACCCCCTCGTTCAACACTTCGACGCGCAAAGGTGTTGTGAATGATGACATGCTTTAGACCTCAAAATCTGACGCGTTGTCGATGCGCTGTTGCTGAATGAGTGCAAGTGTGTCGTGGACCGCTTGGACCGTTTCACACTGGTTGATCAGCTTCACGTCGCGCCGCTTCTGACCAGCGGCCCGACCCGAAAGCAAGCGATAGCGTTCGGCCTTGGCGATGATCACGTTGGCAAGTTCTGTGACAGACTCACCCGTGGCTTCGGCTTCCGCCTCAATCATTGCGTTGGATTCGCCCTGTGCGATGTCATATGCTGCACGTTCTTTGGCGGTCCATGTGTCCCGTTCTTCCGCACTTGCGTTCCCAACGACGGACTTCATGGTTTGCACGAACATCTTTTCAAGTTCACGCGTTGCGTGGTTTTGCGCCTCTTCAAGTGAGGCTCCCATCGGCGTCAATCTACCACCAGAACGAAACCATTCGCGAAGTGCCAAACCGTTTACGGTCATGTCGCTTCGTTGAACTGTGACAGAGTCGTTGACCAAATAACCCGCACCCTTTGGTAGCGGTGTGACTTTTTCAATTTCCATTAGAATCCACCAATTTGAAAGGTTGCGGAAAGCTGTATTCGAAGACGGTCGCCAAGAATAGATGTGTCGTCTGCATATCGCGTGTCTCTCGTGCGAATTGTGATCAGGTTGGCCGCTGGTTGAACAATGCATTCCGCCGCCATGATCGCACCATCAAAAGGTGACGGGACTGTTTGCCCGAAGACCTCAAATGTGGCATGTCCCGTGGTTCTGCGACCAACCATTGTGGTGAAGAATCCGGTCTCAATTCCCAATTGTGCCATGTCGATTTCAACAAGAATGAAGTTTTCCGTCGCACTGTCAACAGGTGTGTCTATGATGTGCTGAATCGACAGGTGGCAGACATCGTGAATCCGTGTCATCGTGATTTCGTCAAAGTCACCGTTGACGGTTGCGGAAACACCGCCACCATTGAAGTTGACGGTTGTTGTGTGAACACCCGGTGCACCGAAGTCGACGTTGCCAGCGGAATAACGGTCAATGTCGGTCGACTTACTCATGATTGAGTTGTAACCCAACGAACCACTTTCAGCACCATTGCGCCAAAAGATTTCAGTGTTGTCAGCCTTCATCCAAGTTGTACTTGTGATATCACCAATCTGGAAAGGATTGTCGGTTGATGTAAGTGAAACATCTGGTCCACCAGAAAGAGATAGACGGTCGGCACGAAGCCAACTACCACCAACGGCGTCCCCTGCAAGCGCGGCGTCAGCCTTAAAGGTGAAGGAATTGTCAGCTTCGCTATAAACAATCCCATCGTAATTTGTGGCGGTGCTTGAACCCATGCGGATTTGTGGGTTGGCCTTCAAGTCGTGATAGAATTCAGAACCGGCCACACCGTCAAGTTCGTTTTGGTCTACGGCCTCAAGCGCGGTGATGCGCGAACCATATGATGTCAGTGTGGCGTTGATGCCACCAATCGACGTTGCAGCGGAAGCGATGCCGCTTTCATTCGCCGTGACGCGTGATTGATTGGAAGCGGACAGTGCTTGAAGGTCCGTGATGTCAGTCTGTGCTGTCTGCAACTGCGCGTTCAACTGTGCAACCGATGCGTCATCCGTGATATCATCAAGGAACAAGGCGTCAATCCGACCGCAAGAGCGAATCGCCTCGGCGGTCAACCAATTGAAAAGTTGGTTGAAGACTTCGGGGTCAGCAGGTCCACAGACAAAGCCCTCACCTTGTGCCGCGACTGTTGGGATTTTTAGACCGTCACCGACTGTGCGGTTCGAGGCCCATACTTCAAAAGGAACGGTTGCCATTTAAGACTCCTTGAAAACCAATGCCGGAAATTCGCCGGTGCAAAATTCGCCCCAACCAATGCCGAAGCCAAAGGGACGAGTCCCTGTCGTTTCATATACACTAACACCCACGCCCGGCGCAACCGGCAAGACTTGTTTGAACAAATGGGTGATTGCAAGTTCATCTGAGGTCAGCGGTCGGCCTGTTGAAATTCCAATTGTTCCCGGTGTTTCATTGAAAATTGTGGCATCAGCGCCGAACAAGATTTCAATGGCTTCGCGCAACGTGGAACGTCGAAAGTCGTTGTCGTATTTCAGGACAAGACTTTTCAAGAACCGGCGATATAATTCATCATCTGTGAAAGTGAATTCACCAAAAAGAACGTCAGACAGGCAGTCGTTACCGTTCCATGTTTCACAAAACCCACCAATCGGGGCAAGAGATGACGTGCATTCATCAACACACTCGAAGCCGAAGACCTTGGGGCGGACACCGCCACACTGGACACGGTCCCAACCCAACACCTTGCCGATCTGGGTCAACTGGTCCCCAACAGCCGTGTCGATGTCCAAGGTGAATGTGTCACAAATGGCCGGAGCAACATCACCTAACGCGTCAAGGTAAACGGTCATCAGCGCCTTTAGGTTCGGGCTTTCCCGGTATTGGGTCGCCAAAAGGTCAAGACGGTCAGCCGTGGATGTGAATTCAATCGTCGCCATTATGGTGCAACCTGTGTGGTGGACGGTGCCGCGTATTCAACATAATTGATGGTTACGTTTTCAGGCAAGACAACCGGCAATTCTTCAATCGTGAACGCTACGTTCTGGAACAGCGCCGGTGTCCCCACCCGACCGATGCGAACCGCTTCGACACGCACGCCGCTGTTGAGGTTGACCGGACCTTCGATGTTGGCCGGTGTAACAGTCGCGCCGGTCGTCAGACCACATTCATCGGACAGGGATTCTGTAAGATTTGCAATCATGGTTGGGATGTCTTCGGGTGCACAATCACACTGGTCTAATTGGAGGGACACATCGACTTCCACGGTGATGGGGATCAATGTTGGCCGCGTGAACGAAACCGTTTGACAGAATCCATCGCTGATGACCTCGACATCACGGTTTCCCTGTAACCCGATTCCCGCCACAGTGTTTTCAAAAAGCGCGGTGGCAACTTCACCATCATCCCCGCCCTGAACAACGATGGACAGGGTGTGTGCCGCCAAGCCGTTCGGGTCCACATTGGGTGTGGGGTTTTCGATGATCTGCACACTGGTCACCCCTGCGACCTCAAGAAGCCGGTTGCGGATGGTCCGCGTCTTCTGGTTACCGAACCCGCTTTGACTGATGGCAAGGCGATATTCCGCGTCCGACTGACCCGGTGCGCGTGTCACGCGCCGAAGTTTACCCAACGAATCAAGACGAGGGCCGGATGCTTGGTCGACATCAAGCGAACCGTAAAGCGCCTGTGCGATTTCCCACATTTCAGCAAGGGCGTCGGCATAGAGTCCGTTCAATTGACCCAACGGGGATTGTGCGTCCTGAATTACACCGGAACCGAAGGCGGCAACCATCTGCAATTCAATTTCCGCCAATTGCTCGGGAAGCGTTTTGGTTGAAAAACCTGTCGGGGTGACTCCGTATGGTGCGGGCATTAGATTTGGACCTCTTCGTCAAATTCCGTGCGAACAACCACACGGGTCAGCGTGAAACTACGCGCGATTGTGTCAACGCTTACCATGAATTCAGTGATTTCCGCAACACCGGGGACTTCCGATATTGCCGCCTTCATGATCGACTCGGCTGTGGTCTGGTCAAAAGGTTCGACATAGATGAATTGGAACCACGGGACACCGGCGCTTGTATCAAGAAACCACTCCCCTTGATAGAATTCGATGTGTTGACGCACGCGCTGTGCGACGGCTTCCCGGTCAGTGACAACCGCTAAACCGTTGTTTACAAAGTGAAGATCATGCGGACCTTCGTTCGGATATGTCGGGGCAAGTGATAGCCCGGTGAAAGTGGTCATGACCCCTTACCTCAATTTCATCGCATCAAGACGACCTTTCAAGGCCGCATATGCCGGTTGTCCATTCAAGGGCCGGGCGGTGGCCGAGTCCCGCGTTGTGTCGGCGCTGTCGTCAGAAAGAACATCTAACAGTTCCGACAGGATTGTCAAAAGTTCCTCACCAGCGCCGTCAATCGCAACCTTTCCCTCTGGTGAGATTCGCAAACCGTTGGCACCGTCGATGGTCCCCATGAACATGTTGGCCGCGTCATAGGCGGACAGGGCCGCACCGGACGGTTGCCGCCCCAATGTGGCCGTGGCGTCCGACAGGCTATTCAACCGGGCTGTGCCGGGCGCTGATGCCGAACCACTATCGCGGAAACCGGATGTGTCCACATCGTCAAAGTTTACGTCAACATAATCACCGGCGGCAATCGGGGCCGTCATGGCGAACCCACCACCACGCGGTTGGTTGACGGGGACTTCAAGAAGTTCGGGGGCGTTGACGGGTTCACCATTGACCAAGGGCATCACCATAAGGCGAACCGTCGCCGTCTGTGTTGCCGGGTCGAAGCTGACAATTTGGCCCGGCAACCGACCATGTGAGTCGCGGCGTTCAGACTGTGCAGCACCACCCACACCGGCGGTCTTGCTTCGCCGCGTTGCTTTCCCAACAAGTCCCGTCATTTCGCCACCGTCTTTCCACCGTTGATCAATTCCGCTTCGATTTCACAAGCGAAGTCACCGTCACGATTATCACCAAAATATGCAGCAGACGACACCCGATATTCACCGTCCTGCCCCGCGCGGGACGTTGTTTCGGATTGAATGTTGACTTTGCGCCCCGGTCGGATTTGCGGGTTCAAGAGCGTTTGGACGATGATTCCCGAATCAGTAATTGACGGAACACCAATCATCCCGGTCGTCGGTGTTATGTCAACCACGTCGGACAGGAAGCCGTCACCGGGGATCACCTCAAGTGCACCATTCTGAACGGACCAATAGAAACCATATGTCCGCCCCAATTCGTTAAGGCAACGCTGTGGTGGGGCCATGAACGAAAGTGGTCGGGTCAGGTCCGCCACGCCTTCGGGAAGAATGATTTCACCAAGGTCAACATCTTCCATTTCCCCTTGGACGAATTTGATGACGTCAAGAATGGATGTCCCCCTAGTAAACGTCTTCGAAATGTAGGATTTCCGCGCGGCCTTGTCACCGTCACCGGCCTCAATGGTTGTGATGATGTCGACACCGATTCGCTCATGTGTCACGTCACGCACAAACCCCGTGAACACCACCCCACGGCTCCCGTCGCGTTCATAGCCCGCTTCCAGTGTGATTTCCGCCAACTCTTCGTTGATGGTGTTGCGTGAAGAGTCGTTCAAGTTTGTCACCTTCAACGTCGCTTCGTTCGGCTCACCCGAAACGGTCTTTTCAACTTGGAATTCGATTTTCAAGTCCCGGAACGTCCCGGCTTTTGTCCGCAATACAACGTCGCGGATGAACTTTTGTCCCTGCATTATACACCTGTTTGTAAGAAGATGCGGACGTCACCGCTCGCGATGTTTTCAAGGGTGGGTTCGCGGTCACGATCATCAATGTCCACAGCGAACAACGCACCGGCCTTTGCGGCGATGGTGGTCAACCCGTTGAAAATATCGACGTTTGATTCCAGTGTACGGCCCTGTAACAACAACACATCACTTGCCGTCACGCTGAAATAGAAGCGGTCGATTTTGGTGTTGTAGCGGAATTGGAAGACCACCCGTTCACCGTCGATGATTGTGGAAAACTCTTGACCGGGGTTTTCGTTCAGAAGGATTCGTTGAAGTGCCATTATGAAAGCCCCACCCTGTCAACCGCCGCTTGGTTCCGCCGCCCTTCTGGCGTCGTCTGGTCCGTGTTGGCGGGCGTCACGACGTTGTCACCCCGCTTGATGGTCGGTGACCCCCTACGGGACGCAACACCGCTTGCCAGTGTGGACGCGGCCAATAGTGCGGCCTGTCCGCCCGCAATCGCGCCGATGGTCGAAGCGTTGAAACCTGACCCGACAATCAAGACTTGTTTCAACGTGATTCGAAATTCCAAGATGCCGGAATTTTCCGGGTCGCGCGGGACCGTCAAATTTTCAATCAACATGTTGTTGTCGATGCTCAACCCGGTCACCAGCGTGAAGGGTTCACGGCTCTTCTGATACGCGACAAGCGCCTGATAAGCCGCCGCTGTAATGAAGGAACCCACAATCCCACGGCCGCGCGTCCCAATCATCCCCTTCAACACCACGGTCTTCGGTTTGATATATGCGTGGTCGGTGATGTCGGAACCGAATTCAACGGGAAGGTTGGTGATTTCGATTTCGCTTTGATGCTCTTCATCGGTGATGATGGTCACCGGGATTGCCCCGATGAAGCGAAGACATAAAAAGGCCATTAGCTGTCCGCCCCTGAATTGTTGACTGTCAAGGCCCGGTCGGTTCCCCGATTGGCCGCTGAATTTGTAGCCCGTGCCGCTTCGGCTGGTGCGGTCGCGCCGGTCACTGTCTGGTTCACCGTCGTTTGGTTGGTGATGTTGTTGGTGACGTTCTTCGTGTTGTCCGTGTTCAAGGTTTGTTCAACCAAGTCTGGTGCGCTTGTTTCCAAATCACCCGTCACAGTCGCGGCCCGTGCCAATTGGTCAGCGGCGGGAATCAACTGGCCAGTGAATTGTTCGGAAATGGCCGCAAGATTGGCCGCAAGTTCCGCATCGGATGTGATAGCGTTCGGGTCACCTGATGGACCGATAGGCACCGCGCCACCAACAAACGGCGCATCCCCGCCCTGACCCGTGCGAGTGTTCCTGAAATCCGTGGGCGCGGCATCCGGGATTGGGGCGTCACCGCCACCACCGAACGGGTTGAGTGCGGCGAAGGCGTTCTTGATACCTTGAACCAAATCGGCAAGCTTCTGTTTGGCGAACGCGATGGCCGCGTCCACACCGGCGATGATGCCGTCACCGATTGATTCGCCCAAATCCATGGCGAAGGTTGCCGCAAATTCAATGAACTTTTCAATCGTTTCACCGATGATGCCCAAGAGGTTGCGGAAGGTTTCAATGATGGTGTTGAACGCACCTTCGAAATCCCCATTGATCAACTGACCAAAGGCGGTCAAAAGACCAAGAAGGGCGGTCGACAGAAGGTCTAGGGCGGCGGCAAGGCCCTGACCAATGACGGACGCACCAAGTTGGAACAATGCGTCCCCAATGGCCGTCAGAACGCGAATCAGTTCTTGCCCACCTTCCGACGCCAAGACCTCTTGGAACTTCGCCCAAATCTGACCAAAGCGGTTGATTGATTCGCTGATGCTGTCAATGATGCCTTGGAAGGCCGGGGATGACACAAATTCTTCAATCCGACGCTGCACCGTTTCCATTGCCGTTTGGATGACTTCCCGGACGGTGTTGAAAGCTTCAACGATCTTGTCACGGAAGAATTCAATGTCTGTGATGTCGAACGGCAACCCCAACGCCTGAACGGCGGCTTCCAAACCTTCGGCGCTGTTGCTGGCACTATCAAAGGCGTCCACGATCTTGAAGGCGAAGTCCGCAATCACACCAAAGCCGTCCAGAAGCGGACCAGCCAAGACGATGCCGATGGATGACAGGACGTTCTTGATGCGTTGCCACTTGGCGGCGGTCGTCGCGGCCCGCGCCTCAAATTCACCTTGTGCGCTTCCAAGCTTCCCGGCTTCGTCGTTCGCAAGGACCAACGCTTCCGCTAGAAGGTCAGGGTTGCCCAACAACTTCGAAAAGTCATCACTGAAATCCTGTCCAACCAAAGCGGACAACGCTTGTGTCTGTTGCGTGATGTCCAGTTCGGACAGGTCCGCAAACAGCTTCCCAAGCGCGGCGTCACCATCGGTCGCCAAATTCTCTTGAAGTTCCTTGGTGGTCAATCCCACAAGGGCTAGGGCTTCGGACACACCCTTCGCGTCGTTCTGAATCCGGTTACCCAAGGCGCTGATGCCCCGCCCGGCGGTTTCCGCACGCACACCAGACGCGACAAGAGCGGCACCCACACCGGCCAATTGGTCAGCGGTAAGGCCCAACTGTCGACCGGCACCGGCGGCGCGGTTCGTGAAGTTCAGGATGTCCCCGGCGCTTGCGGCCATTTTGTTCGACAGAAAGTTGACCGTGTCGTTGAACATGCCCATGGTTTCGGTGTTGAACTGAAACACGTTGGACAGTTCGGCCATGGTCTTGCCGATTTGTGCCGCCGGAATGTCGAAGGCTGTGGCCGCAATTGCGACTTGTTCCACGAACCCCGGAATGTCTTGAAGTTCCACACCTGTGGCAGCAGCGGCGGCACCAATCTGTGCCAACCCTTCGGCGGACAACGGCAAGCGCCGTGACATTTTTAGAAATTCATCCCCCAAGGCTTCAATCTGTGACGGGTCCGCGCCGTCCAGAACCTTGTTGACGTCCGCCATCGCCTCTTCAAAGGAAACGGCGGACCCAATGACTTTTGCAGCACCCAAGCCCACGATGGCCCCGGTGATAAGGCGTCCGAAACCGATTGCACGACGACCAACCCCGTCAAGTTGCTTGTCTACATTCCCAAGCGTCCGTTGATAACGACGCGCTTCGTCCCGACCTTGAAAGTCGAACCCTAGAATGCCAACCAGTTCGTCAAGAATTGCCATGTGGCTTCAACCTTATTTCTTCTTGGAGTCCCGCTTTGCGACGTGTGACGCCAATTCGCGGATGTTCAACGCTTCGTGCATATCAGCTAGGTCATCAATTGTCAGCACCGTTTTAAGTTCAGCCAATGAACACAGTGGTGGATTGGCAAGAGTGGGTCGCAACAGATAAGCCTTGGACGCATCAGCGGCAATTGACGGTGCCGCTGATTTGATTTGCGAAGTGTTTAGTGTTGGTTCGCTACCCGCTATTTTCCGGGCAGCTTCCCGCCGAAAAAATCCCCGAAATTCACCTGCACAACCATTGCCGCGACTTGGAACGAATCAAGGACGTTCTTGGCGAAGTGAATGTCAAAGACCACGGGTTCATAGACGTTTTGGGCGTTCATGATTTCGGCCTTGCCGCATAGTTCCATGACAAGCTTCTGACCTTCGACCGGGTCAAGCTGTGCAAGGAAGCCCGCGATGACCTCAAGTGTGCGTCCGTCGTTGCCTTCTGGTCCCATGAGTGAAGCAAGCTTGACACCCTTTAGACCGCTGACGATTGGCGCGGCAATCTTGCCGACCCGGAACAAATAACCCACCGCTTCGGATGCCGCCATGTTGTCCACACGGAATGTGCGGTCGCCGATTTTCTTTTCCATTGTTCGAATCCCTATTCGTTTCTGATGTAAAAAGACCCGTGAAGGCCAAATCAACGGCTATCACGGGTCGGAAGTGTTGGCAAGTGTCCCCGGATTAGCCGGTGTAAGACACTTCGTTGTCACGCCAATCGTTTGCGAAGATTACCCATTCGCGGGCCGTGGCGTTTTCGCCCATGCTCACATTGGGTTGTTCGATGATTGTCGCTTCCGCTGATGCGCCACCTTCACCGTTGCCGGTGTCAGTCACGGAAATCCCGAATGACTGAATTTGGTTGTTCTCAATTGCACGAAGCTTGTTCGTCAAAAGCTGATGCGCGGCGCTGTTTGGTTGCAACTTCAAAGTGACGTTGCGTGAACGATCAACGGGGCGTGAAACAACCGCGCAACCATCGACGCCGACCACGGGGTTGCCCGTGGCCTTGTTGCGTTCGATCATTACAGGGTCGTCACCTTCCCAAAAACCGTTCAGTTCATCACCGTCGATTTCGACGCTGACGTTCCCGAAGGAAAAAGATGTGAATGTTCCGGCCATGTGCAGGACTCCTTAGAATGTCATCGTATAGTTGACGGTTGCGTAATGGATAGCGCCGGAATAACGGAACGTCGCGGCGATGGCCGGGGCGATGCGTTGACGACGCTGTGAAGCGGCAAGACCTGCCACGCGTGGAACTGTGATGTCCCAATTCCGAAGGTCACCGTTGGTGTCTTCATATGGAATGATCAGACCAGCCGTTTGCGCCCGTGTCAGGACACGTTGCACAGCTTGAACCAGAAGGTTCACACCACGGTCGGAATATTCAACGCGGGATGTGTTGAGGAACACGGCCAGCATTTCTTCCTGTGTGCGTGCAATCAACCAGTCTTGGAAGTGAACTTCATCAATGAAGCCACCATCAGCCATGGAACCTTCCACAACGAAGTTGCGGCCACCAACGGTGACGTAGGTGTTCGCATAGTGACCCTGTGTGGCGTCAAGACCAAGACCGGGGACGAAGCCCGTGATGGCTTGGATGACGCTTGAGTCGCGGTCGACGGCGCGAATACCGGAAAGGTTCTTGAACTTCATGGTGTAACCGGAACCGGCTTCATCAAAGTTGCGTGTCGCGCCATAGGCCGCGATGCCCGCTTGAAGTTCGTCACCTTGGTCATGGTAAGCCACGGCGGTGCGTGACAGTTCCAAGTCCTGTAACAGCTTTGCGATGTTGGTCGTGTTGGCCTGTGATTCGGTGTTGGCGTCGTCGCTGTGAAGAATCATCAGCTTGGAACGCGTTTCAACCCAAGTGGCTAAGGCGGTCATGGTCACTTGGTCAGCGGACGCATCGAAAAGCGCGGCGGTTGGAATCATCCAATAGAAGCCGTCGTCAAACGATTCAATCACACCAATCGCGGTGACCACACTGACGGCATCAGCGGCGGTTGACATGTCGCCAATCTTCACCTGTGTCGGTGTGGGGTTCTGCGAAAAGAGGGCTTGGGCTGTCACGTATGTCGCGGACGCAATCGGCCAATCGGCTTCAACTTCGGCAAGTGTGCCATAAGTCTTGACCGGAATCGTTGCGTCTACATTCCCGGCACTTTGCGTGTCGGACATGATCAGTGGCACGCCAAAACCGGCGCGGGTTGGGAAGTTATCTTGACGTGTCAGATTGACGTCAACCACCCGTGAATAAGGCAATGTTGCCATGTGTCAGACTCCTATGGTTTGTCTGTTGTTAGCGTTAGGGCCGGGGTCGTTTCAGGAAACAAAACCGACACGGTTTCGGCGACGTCCACAGGGACGCGCCCTAGCAATATCTCATTAGTGCCGAAAGTGCTAGTCCCCGTGCAAACATAGCTGCGCACACGGAATTCAGTTGTCGCGCGGTCGTTCCAATTGTTTTCAACCATTTCGGGAACCCGAAGAACGTCGGCGATGTCGAACATGTTTAAGGGGCCAAGACCTTCACGACCGGCAACGCTTTTGTGCCATGGTGTAAGGCGATTAGCCACATTCACCGGGTCTTGGGTGTAGACTTGGAACGTCCATGTGAATTCATATTCCTGAACGGCGATTTCAAAGAACGGTGGTTCATTGACCGGGTCGGTGGCGTGCGCCGGGTTCTCTTCATAGTCAAACGCCGTGACGTGACCGATGCGCGAAGACCGAATCAGATTAAGGACCGCGTAGTCGGTGACAGGGCGCGGCGCGGACCCGTGCGCAAGGATGACTTCGTCAAGCTGTGTGGCCTTCATGACCCACGGACGCAAAAGGTCAAACTGTGTTTGTTCGAACATAATTCCGGCCAATCAAAACCTTGTGGTAGCTTCCTTCGAAGCGTTCCCACACTTTCAAGACGTCAAAGACTTCCCCGTTGTAGACGATTTGGTCTTCTTGTTCAACGCGTGTCTGAACGCGAAGGGGTGTCCGGGTCCAATAGAAACGCATGTCTTCCCGGCGAAGTTCTTCGGGGATGTCATTAAGGTCTTCACCCTTCATGTGATAGATGACACCTTTGATGTTCACATCGTTCGGCGCGACACCCTCAACCCAACGACCGTCAACATATTGACCACCCACACGACGGCGCAACTTGACCTTCCCGGCGAATTGCTTTTGCAAAATGTCGATGGCACGCGCGGCTTGTGTGATGCTCATTTGTCAATTTCCCATGTGACCTTGCCCTTCATTTCCCCTTCATCCACAAGTGGGTTGGATGAACCCTTGCGGTCAATGGTGGATTGGGCGTTCGGTGGGTCACGCATATCAGTGATTGAATCTTGAATCAACTGTTTGCCCTTGCCACCCATCCGGTTCAAGGCTTGTTCCTTGGTCATTGTCCCGGCGATGATGCGCCCGGCAAGCTGGCGTGCAAGGCGTCGAAGTTCTGGTGTGCCTTCACGGAACCCGTTTCGCATGAAGGGGCGTTCAGGAATGTCACGGGTGCCAAATTCGTTATAGACGGCCTTGTCAATGACTTCACCGTCTGTCCCTTCGGGGAAACCAACTTTCACCTTTGACGGGCCGCTGAACGTCTTCAAAATCTTGCGAAGCTGGCGTTCACCGTTTCGGATGCGGACAGAACGAATCATCAGCAACCAAAGACGCGTGGACCGCCGAAGTTCTTCTTGCGAAGTTTCAGATATTGCCGACCGTAATGGGTCAGGCTGTAATCAATTTGGTCACCGGAAAGGTTCCGCAAAGACTGTGCGTCCAGTTGCCCGCGTGGGCCTGTCGCTTCGTCAAATGAGGTTTCCACATCGCCGACCTTGACCCTGGTGATAGCGCCCATTTGTGCGCCACCTTCAACGTCTTCGCCCGCTTCCGCTGCAATCTGGTTTGAGCGTTCCGGCTCACCTTCCATGATTAGGGAATGGGCGGTCAAATAACCGATGGCGCGACCATATGAATTCCCACACCAGCGTGCAGGGTCACCCAATTGGTCAACCATTTCTTCAATGATGGATGTGACAAGCCCACCATCGACCGCTTCAAAAACCGCAAAGCGTGCTTTGAACGAATCAACGTCTGGCGTGTTGTGTGATGGGCTTGTCGATGTCATGGCCTTATTCCGGCATTTTTGCGGCTGGTTTGGGTTCGGCCTTCTTGGCGTCATCCTTCTTGCCGTCTTCTTTCTTCGGTGCGGCTGGTTCTTTGACAGGCTCTTTGTCTTCACCCGCGTCTTCCGCTTCGTCAGACTCACCCAACGTGATCATCTTGGCTTCAACCAACTTGTTCATCACGTCTTCATTCATCGTCTTTGCTTCGTCTTCTGTGACGTCACGGGACTGACCTTTGTTCAGAACGATGCCCGGCGCAAGCACAAGGCGGCGGTCTGATGTGTTTGTAATCTTTGCCATTTTCATATGACCCTTTTCAAGTTTCGTTGGTGCGGCCCCGAATGAACGGGACCGCGATTGGCTTAGATGCCGTCAAGGTAGCGCACAGCCGCCGGAAGGCGAATGTCAAGGCCACCAAAGCGGAAGATGCCCGGCACATAGAAGTGCAAGTTGCGTGTCTGCATTGGCAGGAAGCGAAGTGGCATAGGGACATGCGCTTTCAAGACTTCCATGTCATTGCGATATGCAACGGCACGTTCAACACCACCAACACCGGCACTTTCCAGACCGCGAACGGTGCGGATTGTCAGTGCGCGACCTGTGCGCATGGTCAAGACGTTGTTCGCCATGACGTATGCCATCAGAGTCGTGTCAGTGCCGTCAATGCGCTTTGTCGCAAGGTTCACATATGCCGTTTCGGAAATCAGCAATGTGTCAGACACTTCAACCGTGCGCGAGTCGATCCACACACCGGACAGAAGGTTGTTGATGTCCAGAAGGACTTCATCAGCCGTCTTTGACAACCATGTGGCAGGACCAGCCGCGCCGGCGGGCGCAACAACAGTTGTGATGCCCGGATAGTTGATCAGCGGGTTCATGCCTTTGGCGGCGTCACCAGCAACCAGAAGAGACGAGTCAACGAACTCTTCATAGACGCGGCGGGCAACCATGGCGTCTTCCGACGGCAAGTTGATGTTCAACATGCGGGCTTGGTTGACCTCTTCGATATTGAAGCCGTAACCGATAGCCGCCATGTGGACGCCGGACTCATACTGGTCTTTGTTCAGGTTCACCAGTGGGATGTCATCGCTGTTGCCGCTGATGAACTTGGCCTGACCCACACCGTCCATGGAATAGAACGTGACGGTCTTCGCCCACTCATTCGCCGATGTGTCCACAGGGATCAAAGACGAATATTGAATGTCCGGGTATTTGCGACGGTAAACCGCCGTTTCAATGTGGGACATTTGGGATTGAACAAACGCCAGTGTCGACGCGTCGTTCATTGTGTATGTTGTCATTTTCTGACCCCTTACTTCATGCGGATGCGTGCAAGTTCGCCCGCATTTGCGCTGGTTTCGAATTCAGCGTCCGCAATCGCGGTGCCGCCAGTGTTTGACAGTTCGCCCGTTGCGGGGTCGAACGTGACAGGGTCGCCGGGTGCAACGGTCACAGTTGGGGCAACCCAAATGGAACCTTTGTCCAGAAGACCGATGGTTTCGCCTGTGCCGAAGCCGTCGGTGGCAATCAACGGGTCTTGGACCTGTGTTGACACAACGATACCGGCAAAGTTACCAGCCCCACCAAGGTTGACAGTGTCGTCACCGCTTACGGGTTCGCGTGTCAACGCAATACCGAAACCGATGTCAGCAATGCCGACGTATGTGAAGGACCGGACGTCTTTGAAGCGCGTGTCGGCGATCATGCCAAGTTGCGCGACACCGTGACGTTCGGTGTAGTCTGTTTGGACGGCTGGCATTAGCTGGACTCCTTGCCTTTGTGCGCTGACTCAAGGTCACGCTTCATTTCGTCATAAGCCGATGTTGAGTCGGCCACGGTTGAACCACCACCGTTGGAATTGCCGTCCGCCATCAGGGCAGCGCGGAAACCATCGGGTGCGGCGTCTGTCAAGCTGTCGAAGCGTGCTTCAACGTATTCGTCAGACTTGCCATCAACGGCTTTGTCACCAAGCTTTGCCACAACAGCGGCACGGCGGATGTCAGCAAGGGTTTTGCCCTTGGTGTCGACGGTGACGTTCAGCTTCTTGATGGAGTCAACAATCGCCGCACGGTCTGCAACCAACTGGTCAAGCGCGTCCGGTGTGATGGCTTCATCTTCAAGCTTTTGAATTTTGGCGTCTTTTTCGCCAAGTTCTTTGTCTTTCGCAGCAATCGCGGCGGTGTGGTCTGTGACCAGCGTGGCGTTTTCGGCTTTCGCGTCGGCAATCTGTTGCGCTTGCTTGGCGATAACTTCCGCGCCTTGGTCTGTCACTTCAACGGTGATTCCGTCGAACGTCACAGTTTTAAGGTTTGGTGTGGACATATGTGTTCCATCCTTTGTTGAGTCGCCAATGCGACAAGTTGAACCGGCTCTTCCGGCATCGACCACAGCGACGTGGTTGATTCTTACATTGCGTTGGATGGCGTCGAACGCGATTCCGTCCGGTGTGACCCCCTTCACAAATTCAATGTTGCAGGTATAACCCGCAGACAGTTCACGCTTACCACCTTGGATGGCGTCTATCAACACCTTATCCCCGATGACGGCTTGCATGTTGACCTTGTCGCCAACGCGCTTAATTTCGGACCCTGTGTGACCGTTCGCGTATTGCTTGTAATTGGAAGCGTCCACAAGAACGGGTGGGTGATCGTTAGTGACGGGGCGGTGGGCAAAGGTCGACATCGCAGCGCGGTCAAACACTTCATCTTCGGGGCGATAGACAACCACAACGTCGGTGTCAATCAAGCCCAATTCTGTGCCGCGATATTCTTGAACACCTGTCCGGGCCGCGAAGATATCAACCATCAGATAACCGTCGCGGGTCATCCGTGGCTTTTCAAGTGTCAGGGTGTCGGAAAGTGAGAATTCGGCCCCGGCAACCTTGCGGCCCGTGTCCATCATCTGCATTGGGATGTTCAGGCTTTCACCGTCGCGCACCAAGCCTTTATTTTTGCTCTTCTTAGCCATGAAGAATCCTTATCAATTAAAAACCGCCCGCGCAAGGCACCGGCATTGGTAGTCTTCGCCGGGATGCCCGGTGTCGGAAGGGGGTTGGCTATACTTGAACCGCACCCCGTGGTGTTTAGCGTGCGACGAACGAACCCGTTCATCGCGCGATGTTGCCCAATCGTATTCATCAATTCCCATTTGTTCATGACGAACGCGGTCAAGTTCTGCGACAAGCTTGGAAGTTTGGTCGCGTGCAATGAATTCATAGCGTGATTGGTAGCGGTATGGAACCCCCGTTCCGGTGCCTGTCCCACGAAGTCGGTTCGCGGCCACCTTCTTGCGGGCTTGGTTGGCCCGGCGGCTTTCTTCCGTGCGCCCAACGTGTGACCCGTGAAGGGCTTCGTTGTAGCGTTCCGCAAGGGTTTGTGCCAACTGTCGTTGTGATTGCCCTGTCCGCAACGCCTCAAGTGTTTCACGGGCGATGTCGTTCGCTAGGTCGTTGCTGATTCCCTTGATGCGACCGGCGGTCGATTGGGTGAACAAGGACAACGTGTCGTTCAATTCACTGGTGTTGATGATGGATGAAATGTCCACACCGATGGTTTGTCGCACGTTCGCCACCCAATCGACCGTGTGGTCATTGGCGACGTCAACTTCCAAAGCCTCAACACGGGTGACCATGTCGTCGGCGATGTCCTGAAACTCTTGACGCATTTGTTCAATCGTGTCCGTCGGTTCAACATCCCGAATGAATCCGGGGCTGATTTCAAGGACGCGTGGGATGAACGTGTCGTTCAGGTAGGTGACCTGTCGACGCAATCCATCCCGCATGATCTTGGCGAAGTTAAGACGGTGCTTTCGCTTTGTCCGGGTCGGACGGCCCACCGACGGTTTTGACAGGGGCGGCAATTCGAATGGCGTCGGTTTCATCGGTCATTTCCTCAAGAAGTTGTTCAAGGTCGGGATACATGCCAGAAGCTTTAATCCGCGACAGAATCGCAGCGGCCAAGAAGTCTTCATCAAGGATGCCAAGTTCAACAAGGATTTTATCCGTCTTCGCGTGACGCTCTTCGACTTCCGCCTTGTCCTTTTCCGACAACTGCCACAGTGGGTTCCATTCATATGAAAGGTCCATGTCGTCGGGGTCGGTGCCGGTGGCGTGCCGGAACAACACTTCGTCAAGCAACGCGATAGCGTCCGCAAGTTCATTTTCTTGCCGGGCCGCAATCGAATCGTAATAGTTGCGAAGGTCAGACTCGCCGGTCGAATTCATGCCCTTTGGCGCGGTGCCAAGGAACCGTGTGACCGGAATGTCCGCCGCGCCCGCAAGAGACTCAAGGGACGACTTGAAGACTTCGGTGACACCGCTGAACGTCTGGTTCGTGCTGATATAATCTTCCGCCCCGTCAACAACCATCATGTGTAAAGTGGACTTCATGTGTTGGGTGGTCATGACCCTTCGCGCAAGTTTCGCTTCCGATTCTTCGTCTTCGAAATACGACGCCAAGTTGTCAATCTTCAAAACTTCCGTCCGGGCTTCGTGGATCAATGCCAGCATGTTTGCCAGTGCAGAGTCGGCCGATTCCACAAGGGGTTGCAATGTGGCATAGACCGAATCATCCCAACCGTCTTGGGTTTCCGCGACTTCCGACGAAGTTTCGTTCCCACCGAACCACGCAAAGCGCGTCCAGTGGATGCGGAGTCCTGAACTACGGCTTCCACGGTTGATGGAATAGAACCGGCCCATGCGATAGCGCGGGGACAACGGGTCTGTCTCATGTTCAACAACCGTCAGTTCGTGACGTGTCAACAGTGTCAGATATTCAAGTTCATCCTTGCCCACCGTGGACGCGTCAAGGGGTTCTTCTAGGGCTTCCTCTTCGACACCTTTAATGCCGATGAAGATGGCCGCACCACCTTGTTTTGCGCCTTCAATCAAAGCCTTCTTGCACAGCTTGCGCAATTTCAGCTTCTTTTCGGCTTGACGCATTTCGTCGGAATTCATGTTCCATTTGCGCCATTCGCGAGTCATGTCACCCGCCGGGATGCTAATTGCGGCCCGACCGAACGCCGAAGTCCGATAAAGGTTTTCGTAGTTGATCATGTTCGCAACGGGTGCGACGTATTGGTTCGAAACGGACTTGTCCGTCCCGGCCTTACCGAGTCCCGCAACCCAATTGCGGAACCCGTCAACGATGGCGAATGTCGTCATTTACTTTTCCAATCGGTTCGGGAAGCGGTCATCGCATTCCGGCTTGTTGGCTTGGTTATACACCAACGCAACGGCATTCCACAAGATGTGGTCCGTGTGCAGCAAGCCCGACCCCTTTGGGCCGTTGTCGTATTGCTCACCGCGCATCCATGCCCACATGTGACGGCAAAGCGAACCGAAGATTTGAGACGTCGGAAGACCCTTCATCCAATTGTCGGTGTCGTATTTCTTCGCGCCGAACGCGGCAACCCGCGCATAGGCTTCATTGACTTCAAGCTGTGGCATGTAGTCATAGCGAATCGCGTCAAGCTTTTCGCGCTGTGCGCCACTTGCGGCGGCTGGCATTTCGTCGGGCAACGGGCCGGTCGTTTGCATTTCAACCGGGTCGTCATCGTGATCGTGGGTGAACCCAAGCGGCTTTGCCTTATCATATGTCATGTCTTTTCCCTCTTCGTGTTTACAGGTTGACCCGCGCCGTGGCGATTTCCCCGGCGTCGTGGTCGTATGTCAGCGACAACAAGCAACGGTTGGAACCGTAAGCGTTGCTGAACGCGTGGACGTCGCGCGGGATGATCGTTCCGACAGAACGGAAACACATTCCGGCCATTTCCTTGACCCATTCATGATGGACGTGACCGCTAAAGGTCACACGGTGTTTGGTCGCGCCCCACATCGGGGCGTATTCGTTGGCGACGAACGGAAGCAAGCGTTCAGGCTTTGCCTTGTCGCCGTGGTGGAAGACGAACATGTTCGTGCCAAACTGGTGGACATAGAATTCCGACGCGCTGTCTACAATCTCAACTTCGGGAACGTCCCGATAGTGTTCGGCAAGCGCGATGGTCACGGCGATGTGGGTGGTCATGTCATGGTTGCCGCGACACCCACGATAGATGACTTTGCCGTAACGCTGGCGAAGTGTGTCGATGGCCCACTTCATCACAGCGACGGCCCGGCGGACAATCATGAAGTAACGCGAATCAACGTCAAGCTGGTGGCCGGATTGTGGCGTCACGTTGCGTTGGTCGTCGTTGTGGGTCAGGTCGCCAAGCTGTGCAAGGATGGCGGTGTCGGCGGACGGTGTGCGTGCCACCAGCTTGCCGAATGTGTCTTCAAAGACGCGCATGGCGGTCTTGGTGTCCCAATCGACCCCAACTTCCTCTTCGTCCGTCAGCAGGCCCATGTGAAGGTCAGCGACAGGGAAGACGGCGCACAGGTTGGAAGACACCCCGGCGGGCGCTGGCATTGGGATGGCCGGTGCGATGTCGACCAAGGCGTCCCGAATCATATCGGCAAGGGAAACGGGGTCCACATTGTCGCGGCCTTTGACTGACCACCGAACGGAGTCGCGCACAACTGTGCCGTCTTCGCGCTTGGTTTCAATGATGCGCCACCCGCCGTCAACCTCTTCAATCCCAAGACCCACCTTATCAATTGCTTCGGCCTGACCATCGGTCATGGCTTCCCATTTCAACCCGGCCTTGACGGCCCCCTGAACGGATTGGCGTGTCTTGCCCAACTGGTTCGCGGTGTCGGTGAAGTTCTCACCATTTTCGCGCCACAAGCGAAGTGTTTCGCGTTGGTTGTCTGTCATTGGCATATGGTCTGTCCCTTCTTAAAACAGTGTGACGAGTCGGTCGATGTTTCTAATCCCGACCCAAACACAGAAGACAGTGACCCCGATGATGATGTCACGGCCCGTCATTATTTCTTACCCGCGTATTTTGCGAACAAGTCTTCAATCACCCGTGGACCAAGAAACGCGATTGCGGCGATTGCGCCGGTGCGAACCGATTCGCCCACGTTCAAATAGATCAACAGTGATTCGGCAATCATTGCCATCCCAACCGCCGTGGGAATTTCCCACAACAGTTCAGTGCCAAAGAATTTGCGTGATTTCTTTTTCACCTCAAGAGTGTGATACATGATCCGCCCGGACATACCGGCCACCAGTGTGGTCACAGCGCCACCTAGAAGGGCGTCAAGTGCGCTTGCGATTGTTCCGGCTTCTTGCATCGGGTCACCCTTTCAAGGTCTAGTGTTCCACTTTGTCTACACCACAGTTGGTGCAGTCGTCCACCGCTACTTGCACACGTTGACGAACACGGGGGTATATGGCCCGCCGCTGAAATCCGGGTCACCGGGTTCGGGTTCGGGTGGCAATGGTTCGTCAATAAGTTCCCCGAATAGATAGACAATTTCCATTTGACGAATCGAAGAGTTTGACGGGGGTGCAGTGATAAGCGTCACACCCTCAAGTTGCCCTAACGCGACGTTACCCGATTTCGCGGCCACGATGGTTGCAACTTCCAACTGACCAGCGACGACGGTTCCCTGTCGCGCGGACATTATGGTTGCGACTTCAACCTGTTTGACTGATTCGGCCCCGGCGGGTGCCGCAACGACTGTTGCGACTTCGACCTGTGTGACGTCCGCCATTATGCTTGACTCCGAACCACCGCTTCAAGGGACGCAAGTTCAGCGTCTGTCCACGGTTGGCCCGTGTCAGGATTCAACGTGAATGATGCGCTGACGGAACCCGTGATTTCGTCCACGGGGATGTTGGGTGAAAAGAAGTCCGCACCACCTGTCCGCACACCCAAGTTGATGTTCTGTGGACCAGCCGCATCACGGCTTGCGCGTGCGTTAACCACGACCCCGGAAATCTGCGTGTTCCCGGTGACGGATGGCTGTGTCAGGGTGAACGAAGAGATTTCCCCGGCGGTGTCGGAATTCAACCCGTTCACATCGTCGGCATCAATCGAATCAACATCGCTGAAAATGCCGGTCCAACCCGTGTGGAAACCTGCCCCGTTGGGAAGCGCCGACCGGACATCGTCAATCTTCCGCGTGTCAAAGTCCGCGATGATGATGGCACGATGACCAACCACGGTGAACGGGTTCGACCCGTTGATTTTGAAGTTGACGGCACCGGCCCCCGATGTGGACGTGTTGCCCGTGAACTGTGCGATGATTGCCCCGTCCATATACAGTTCAAACGAACCGGCGGACGCGTCCACGAAGGTGTGGACGTCGAACCGGCGGACGGCTGGCATCATGTTTGCGATTGCGTTTCCAACATTGATCCACACAGACCCGTTCCACCGTTGAAACTGCCCGGTGCCGTTGGAACACGCAAGGCGGACAAATGGTGTCCCGTCGTCGGCGCTAATGTCGAACAAAGGCGTGTCGTAACCGCTGGCAATCGAACCGCCTTTGATCTTGTAAGAAAACCAAGAGTCTTGAAGCGGTGCATCAAGTGTGTGACGCACGAAGGCCACGGTGGCTTGAAGCCCAAGGGACTGTGACAGGCCGTTGTCGGCGTCATGTGCCGTCCCGGCGTTCGATGCCGTAAGCTGTTGTTGAAAATCGAAACCCGCGAAGGTGTTCGTTGCGACAAAAATGTTGTTCATGATCTTATCCTAAAGTTTCGCCGCGCGGTCCACCGTCGATTGGTGGTCCCTCACTTACAGGCGTTACAAAACCCATGTCACCATAGATTCCAAAGAAGGCGGCGCGGTGGTCGGGCGCGGTTTCGGTGTCACCCTCAAGTGTGATGACTCGTGTCTGATCCGTTCGACCCGACCTTGCAACATTACCACCAGTACCCCGACCCGTGAAGCCACCCGCGTACCTGTCAACGGTTTCACCCGTCAAACCGTTGGCGGCTGTGGTGTCGTCAACGTGTTGACCAATGTTGGTCCCACCGGCACGAATAAAGTCTTCGTGGTCCACGATGCCGAAAGTGTCGGGATTGTCGAAGCTGTCAACATCAATGAAAGCGTGTCCGTTGGCCTCAAACATCATTTGCAACCGGGGGTGATCTTGCCAGCTATATTGCCGCCCCGCATACAACAGACCGGGTGCCGGTGTGTTTGTGGTGGAAAAGAAAATCTGACCCGTCAGACCTTGGATGAACTGGCGAACGCTTTCATCAACGCCAACGGTTCCGGCACCGGAATCACCTGTCCCGGCGGTGGTGCCGCGCAAGTGGAAGTCGCGGGCCGCGTAAATTGGATTCGTCATTTGATAATCACCCTTCTGACGGTCGGTTTGGTTGGTGGATTCCGAACAAGGTGTTTGGCGACTTCCACGAAGCCGCTTAGACCCTGTCCGACGTTCCCGGACTTCACTTGGTCCGCGCTCTTGCGTAGCATGGCCCTACGCTTCGCGCAACCGCCGCCGCACGCCATCAAAGAACGTCCTGCATTGAAGGGCCGTTAATCATCGTTTGTTCGACCGCGTCCATCATCGTGTCAACCATGTCGTCGTTCTTGGCGTCACCAAGAGCGGTGAACGACAGGACTTCCGATTCGAAATCCTTGATCCATGTATTTTCCACGCCCCGGTGATCGTTCAGCAAGAGTCGAATCGGTGACGTTGCCAAATATGGCAGGGTGTCAAGCGCACGCGCGACCTTGTCCTTTTCACGTTCCATCTTCACGACGGGCAATCGGTTGTTCTTCATCCGTTGAATCAGGCCCACGCCTGACGACTTGTTTTCCACAATGAACTTGCGAAGCGTCCCCATTTGGGTGCGAAGGTGCGGGTCTGTGATCTTGGCATGTTTGGCCCAAAAAGCCATGGCCGCGACTTCCATTTCCGGGATGTTCATTTTGATTCGCAACATGTCCAGAAGATAGAGTCGGTTGTCCTTGCCCCACCCGTAGCAACCGAACGCGGACCAATCCGAAGACGTCTTTGCGGTCATCGCTGTGTCACCCACAACGAAGCGATATTTCATGACGGGCAGGTCGTCAAAGCTGACGGGTTCCATCATCGCAGACTTGAACAATGCACCACCAAGCGGGCGCGGGGATTGCTGATATTGACCGTTGAACGTGTATTCATCAGCCTTCAAGACTTCGATTGCGTCTTCATCGTGCTTCCAAGACCACAGTGGGCCGGGTGGCAGTTCATTGGGGATTTCGATTGCGTGGGTGAACTCTTCCGCCCCACCCGTCCCATCGTTCATGACGGGAAGGTTGAGGTGGTGCCACATTTCCCCGGACCCACCGTTCAAAAGGTTCGCGGTGAAGTCATCAATGTGAAGGCGTTGCATGATGATGATGACCGGCACATCTTCGTGCATCAAGCGCGACTTAAAAACGCCAGTGTAACGCTTATTCACTTTCGTCCGTTCGGTTTCTGACAACGCGTCATCGGGTTTCAACGGGTCATCAATGATCATGGCCCCGGTGAACTTCGTGTCGTCGGCATAACCGGCGCGGAACCCGGTGATAGGTTCACCAGATGACGCCGCACGCAACGCACCACCCGATGTGGTCCGCCACAGACCCTTTGCGTTCGTGTCAGTGCGGATGCCAAGCGGCCACAGTTGTTGGAACTCTTCAAGCTTGATGCGGTCTTTGGCTTTCGAAGAGTTGTCCAACGCCAGCGGTTGAGCGTAAGAGATATGCAAGAACCGCGCCTTGGGATTGATGGCGAAGCCACGGGCGATGAAGTCAATCACGGCCACCTGTGTCTTGCCATACCCCGGCGGGATGTTGATAATTAGACGTTTGATTTCACCCGCAAAGACCGCGTCAAGCGTATCGCACAACACAGGGTGGAACGGGGCTTCAATGAAGTCCATTCCCTCTTCCACCTTGAAAAAGTGGCGGCTGAATTCGAACTGTGAACGCTTTAGTTTGCGCCTGAAAAGTTCTTGTTCAAGTTCTTCAATCGTCGGAATTCTTACTTTTTGCAAAAGCCAACAGCCCTTTCACGTCTTCATCTTCCATTGCGTCAAGGTCGAATTCGACCACGTTGTCAGGCATCAACGGCTTGCCGTCCTTACCCGTGATTTCCGCCTTGGTCTTGGACGACCATTTTTCCGGTGCCATGTTCTCAAGGAAGTATTTCTGTGCGTTCACATCGGGCGGGACGTGAACGGAAATGGGTGTTTCAATCAATTCCTTGTCGATGTTGTCAAACCGAACGGAGTCGTAATCATACCCCATGGCGCGGCTGAAAAGCGCACGTTCGACTTGGGCAATGGCTTGTTCACCACCGACTCGGCAAGCTTCCCCAAATTGCGGATATTTCGTTTGCCACGCCTTAATGTCCAACAACGACGCATCAAGCGCCGCCGCAAGTTGGATGTCTGTTGCACCCATTCGACACATCATCAGCGCCGTTGAACAATATTCCGGTCGAAAGGTCGACATCATCTAGCCCCATTTTGGTCTTCTTTCCTTGGCTTATATGCTAAGTCCCCGGCATCTTCAACTTAATTGGTCGACCGGGTGACGGTGCGGAATAGCGTTCCTCATGGGGAAGGTCTTGGACGAATTCATCGAACATGGGACGGTCAAGGTCGTGGACCCAAACTTGCGCAAGCCGAAAGCCCGCATTCCGACGACGTTCGCGTTCAACAGCTTTGCGCGTCGTCGTCTTCTTGCGGGTCATTTCATTTGGCATTTTTCCGGTTCTTCCACCACTCTTGCACAAGAATGAACACGGTGATCGGCAAGACAAGAACGGGTGCCACAACACATGTGACCATCTTGACGGATTCGCTGTGTGTTGAGTCATCCTGCATATACCAGATGACGGCGGCGGTGACGTATAGGTAAAGGCTGATCATTTGACTTTCCAATCATTGATGGCTTGGTCGGCGGCGCGTAGGGCGTCGAACACGACGTCCACACCGCCCTTGGTGAACTCACCCCACCCGTTCAGGCGGACGCGGCCTTCGTGCGTGTCTGACGGCGCGACAGACACCGACACGTTGTCGAAGTATGTGGCGCGGTTGCGGGTTTCCCCGGCAAGGCGTTGATTGGCCCCTTGGATGCGTTCGCGCTCTTCACGCTTCATTTCGTGCGTTGCGATGTTGAGCATTGCCAGCGCGATCTTGCGCCCGTTGATGCCGTGGGTCGCGTCATCACAAATGAACGTGCCGTTGCGGCAACCGGGTTCATTCAGAATGATATAGTCCTGACCCTGATGGACACCGATTGAACCACCCCACGATGGAAGCTTCATTAGCGCAATGGCGCGGTCGCGGGCCGGGTCGTCAATCTTTTCAAGTTCGGCAAGACCCGCAATGCGGAATTTTTCATTGGTCATTTGTGAAGTTTCCATTTCTTGTCCAAACAGATTGCTTGAACCGTTTCAACATCGACGTCACCCAAGAACGCGGAAACGCTCTTCGCGGTCGGTTTGACTAACCGTTCAAGTGCGCCGTGGACTCGGACTTCATCGCCGGATGGTGTGGTCATTTCGTTTCCCTCTTCGTTTATAGAATCACCCTAGATGTTTCGTTCCGGGTGGTCAAGACCATTTAGGAATGCGCGACGATTTCGGCTTCCACTTGGTCTTCAATGAACTGCAATGTCGCCTCAACATATGCGACCGATGTGCAAGCGGCGATGTTCGCCAAACCCTTCGCACGTAACCCGGCGGCTTTCCCCACCAACGTCTTGAACGCATCGGACTTTGCGACCACAGTGGCGGCAAGTGTCGGAACATCGGTCCCGGCAAGCTGTGCTTCAATGCCCAACATCATCAGGTCACCTTCGGAAGCCGTACCCGACAACACAGCGCGGGCGGCGGTTTCCTTGATGGGCCATGTGTCGCGTTCAGGAATTGAAGCGCCGCCGGTCAAAGCCTCAAGGACTTCGCCATGAAGCTGGTGAACGCGGCGGGACGCTTTGCCCTTTTCGAAATCAAGACGGCTTGTCATTAGATTGGTTCCTCAATCAAATAGGACTTGTTGACGATGAAGTAACGGTTCGCTGTGACGTTGCCCGTTGCCTTAGCGTAAAGGTGAAGCCACCCATCGGACGGGGCCACGAAGTTCAGGTCATACTTGCGTTGCCGCATGTCGTTGATTGCGCCGGTGTGAGTCGGTTGGCCGGGGTCGGTTGAATTCAACCAGAAGTCACGCATGATTAGGGTCGTGTTGACTTCCCCATCATTGTCAAAGCCTGTCTGCCATCGTGTTTGGGCGTCGGGCGTCTGAAACGCAAGATAAAGGTCAACGTCGGCGATTTGGGTGTTGTTCCCACGCCCGACCATTTCCAATGTTCTGACGGTGCTTCCCGCCTTCACGAACACACCGATGTGTTCCCATTCGAAGATGGGGGTCGCACCGTTGCCAGACTGTTCACCATAGGTGTCTTCGAAGCTTCCGAAGTTGTCATCAGCATCGGGAACCCAAACGTCGTTGGTCCGCATCTGATAACGCCCGGCCCGTGTTTCACGAATCCGAATACAGTCTTCAAGCTTGGCGATTCTCACATCGTGTGCGGTGTAAGCGCCCTTGATGGTTGTAATCAAGGACGCCAAGCGTGTTTGAAGGGACATCTTATGCGGCTACCCAAAGCGCGACAAGGTCCGTTTCCGGGTCACCAAGTTCCGCCTGTGTGTAGACGTCGGACGCGTCCGCTTTCTGGTTCACAGTTGCTTCAAGCGTGTTGAACTGTGCCAGTGTGGTCAGGTTCAAATCGTTTGCAGCGTTCGCGGCCACGGCGTCGGCAAGGTCGGAAAGGTCTTCACCTTCAAGGGCCGCTGCGATGTCGCCAGTGATTTCGGACTTGATCTTCGTGGAAGACCATGTGGACGTCAGGGCCGTGACCCCGTCGTTGATTTCGGACGCGGACGCGGCGTTGTCGGCGGTCGTCTTGATTTCGTTGATAGCCCCGACAAGATTTGTCGCGGTCGTGTTGAGCGAAGAAACGTCACCGTTATTGGTGCCGGAAATGAAAGTCCGAAGCGTCTTCGTTTCGGTTTTGATAGCGGTGATTAACGCGCTAAGACGTGTTTGCAGTGACATGGAAGCCCCCTTTTTAGCAAGCTGAAAAAAGCCCGGCAATGTCACCGGGGTCGTCGTTGTAGTAAATGCCTTGGTCACCGCCCGTTGTCAAGGACTGCCCGACATCGGTGGAAAGCGACGATGTGGAACCCCCAACACCTTGGATGCCCTGTGGACCTTCTGGTCCCCTCATTCCGACTTCGGCAACCTCAAGATTGACGACTTCGCCGGTGCCGTCCTCTTCGATTGTGATTTGAATGATGTCAGCCATTGTTGGTCACGTCCTTTACAATCTTCAAATCGCCGAAAAGATATGTCTGAATTGTCCCGTCGGGATATGTGAATTCAACGTCATATTTCAGTTTCCCAACGACGTTCATGACGAAGGCGGGAATGGTGAATGTGTTGTCCACCACAACCGGGGTGAAATCCTGAACAATGGCGTCCGAAGAGTCTTTGAATTGCACGCGAACCACAAAGTCCGTTTCAGGAATGCAGTTGCGTGAAATAGCAATATGACGCGCCTTGACCGTGTCGCCACGGCGTGTGGTGCGGTATGTGTAACGCTTGGCTGTGGGAAGTTGCGTCATCGCCGACTCCTGTTGATTTGGTTCGAACTACCACATGGGCATCAATCGGACAAGTCCGGGGCGGGAAATTCACCCTTTCGAAGATGCCGAAGCGTGGGGCGCGGGTAGCAACGCCCGGCGATGTCGGAAACCTTGTCGTTCGCATCTTCCCGATAGCTGTGGTGGGTGACGTCCACGATGTGACCCTTCTTGTCGAACGACGTTACTTCCCAAAATTCCCCGGACGCGTGACATTCCAAGACGATGTGAGTGATGACCGGGTGGTCCGGGTCTTTGCGACATACGTGGCACAGATAGCCAACAAGGGTGGGTTCTGAACAATGCGGGCATTGGGTGACTTGGTCGCCGAACGTCTCTTCAAGAAACGCCCGACGGCTTTGATAACGGGGCGCTACCATCAGTTGACCAAGAGCGTGCCGAACGCATAGATGCCAGCGATGGACACAGTGGCGCTTGCCATGATCAACAGAACACCAACCAACGGCCAACGGTCGTGGGAATCGGCACAGGCATTTGCGGCACAGTGTCCGCACACGCGGTCTTTAGGGTGATGGTCGGCGACGGTGTGCCATTGGCAGTTTGGGCAAAGACGCATGGGTTCGTTCCTTCAATACGGTTTCAATAGAATCACTTCTAAGTGGTCATGACCCTATAGTCAAGCGTTTTTAGAATGGTGGTTGTTCGCCGCTGAACGATGGCTTCCATGCCACATAGGTTTCAGGCTTGGCGGGTGGTTCATCATCGGTGTCTTGCGGCACAGGGATGACCCCAAGCGCCGCAAGTTCGATTTCAATGTGATGGGGGACCATCAGGCGTGCAAGGCGTGCATTGCGTTGACGACCTTGGCGATTTCCTCTTCCATGTAAGTGCCGGAACGGAAGTCGTCACCCAAGGCTTCCCACGTCATGACGCGTGCCATGGACGAGTCCTTGTTGCGCCCCTGTCCGACAATACGGATGCCCGTTGCGCAAACCGTCATCTTGACATAGAACGGTTGGTCTTCGATTGCTTCGTTGATGGAAAGAAGGTGGCGTTGCGCCGCCTCAAGTTCTGTGAATCCAAGTTTCATGTGTCGTCCCCTTCGTCGGATGGGATGAAGTGCAGTGAACCGGCTGTGTAGCCTTCACCGTACTGCACGACACACGCAAGGTCCGGGTAGTCTGGACCGATGACGAACATCGACCATTCACCCGTGTTGGTGTTGGCGACAAGGATGGTCTGTCCGCCGGGGTTTGGCATCCCGTCGTTTTCCAAGACCATTTGGATGTTCTTGTTCTCTTCGGCGAAGCGTTCAGTCAACCATTCCAGTGAATAGCAGTCGTTGAATTCGTTCGCATACGCCGGGGCGCAAGATGTGGCGAATAACGCCATAGCGTAAATTGGGGTTTTCATGGTATTTCCCTACTCATGTTCATGTTTCGTTGGTGGGTGGTGGTGCCGGGATTAACCGGCGATTTCATGACGTGTCCCTTCGGTTGATAGGCTTTCTTAACCTTCTAGTGATTCCCTTCTGATGACATCAAGTCCAAAAGTCAAGATGCGAAGTGCGGGGATTGTCTCATTCACCGCGTGTTCAATCGCATCGTGGAAGCGTTGGTCGACCTCTTCGGGATACGTCGGAGTCAGCCAAATGGAATCGGTGGGAATGTCCACGGTGACTTTAAATTCAACGTCAAGGAGTCCGTCAACGATGGCTTGCGCGTCCAGTTCATCCGCTTGTTCTTGGCGCAACGCTTGGATGGTGGCCCATATGCGTGGGCCGTCCGGGTGCGCGTCGATTTCATGCGCTTCCATCGGGACCGCGCATCGCGCCGTGTAAGGTTGGACCGCGCCATCAAGTGTCATGGTCTGCAACAATAGCGTCATAAGCGGCCCAATTCATCCGAATGTGTCCGGTAACCAAACCAAACTGCGACATTCGGACGGTCAACATTCCACTGAAACGGTTGATCGACTCAACAGCCAAACCCTTTCCAGATTTAAGATAGACGAATTCGGGCTTCTTTCTGAAAATGTTCATTGGATTGGTCCTTCTAGTTGGTTGCGCATGTTGTGGATGATCCGAAGCGCGTTCTTGACGCTGTCCGGGGCGCGGCGACGAAGTTCATTGTCAATCGACCGCAATTCTTGGGTGATGTCACCATAAAGTTCGTGGCGCACGTATTCCACGCCGCGAAGCCGGGCGCGTTCCAATGCCAGTGGGTCACCGTTCAGTTCTTCGGAACCGACAAGGCACACATAACCCAATTCGGCGGATGCGCGGACTTCAATGTCCATCGGGTTGTGGGATGATGGGACGGTGTCGACCGCCATTCCCAAGAGACCAGCCGGGCCGGGCTGTTGTGCGAAGCGACGTCCGGTCACCACGGCGGCGATGTGTTTCAAGACGGATAGTTTCATGTTCTTGGTCCTTCAATCTGTTGCGCGTAACCCATTGCGCCGGATATTGGGCGGATTTTACCAATCTTTTGAATTGTCATAGTCTTTATCCCTCAAATGTCGCTCTCGTTTCGTTAATCAAGAACGATTGTGGTTTCATATATCCGATATGTTTCCAGCCTGTTCAGCACCCGAAGGCTTGACAAATATTCACAGGCTGTCGACTTATTTTTGAACCATTTCACAACCACCCATCTCGAATCATATGTAAGGCTCTGGACACCATATATAAAACCAATCATGATTCCCGAACCTGACGTATGTCAAACTGAACTCCAAATAGTCCGGCGTTTTTAGCTGCGATTTCCAAATCAAGCAGTTCACAACGATTAACCCGCGATTCAATAAATTCGATACGTTCCACTGTGGTCAGTGTTGCGATTGTGTGAAGCATTGATCGATCCCTTCGATTTCGTTTCGATAGAATCACTTTTAGGTGGTCATGACCCCGTTGTCAACACTTTCATGAATATCACAGATGGACGAATGAATTTCCGCTTCCCCACGATAGCCGCAAGGACTTCAAGCCGCCACGCTTTCCGATAGGAGTCATAGACCCCGGCGGCGTGCGCGGCGGCTTCTGTTGATGTGAAGTCTTCCTTGAAGGTCATGCGGGCTTGATACCTGCAACGCGTTCATAGACCTTCAACGGGCTGATTTCTTCGACAGGGACTCTATCCTGCCAACAACCTTCAACCGCCGCCGTCCACATACGTTGGAAACGCTTCGCAAGACCCGCCCGCATCGCTCTTTCGCGCACGGCCTTCAATTCGGTCATGGTTTGTTCGAACGCATCAATGCGCTTTTGGTCAACGGGCAATGTCAAATCCCCCGAATGGTAAGATGTCGCCGCGTGGGATGAAATCTTTATCGACAAGAGGGTTCACCGTTTCTTGAAGTTCTCGAACGGTCAGACGACGCCGAAAGCGAACCCGACGCAATCGCAAGGCCGAACGCTTGGTTGCCTTTCCACAGGCACCCGAACGCATATCCAACGGTGCCTTGGTGTTTATTTCAAGGCTGGTGGTGAAGAAATCACCGGCGTCCGTCTTCGCCAACCATTCAGGGCCTTCCATCGGGCAATTCCAAATGACGATGTCCAGAACCTTTGCGGTTGCTGCGTTATTGGCGCGGGCGAATACACCACCGCCCTTTGGAACGACCGTGTCACCAACTTGAAGGTGTGTTTCATATGGTGGGCGCATCATGGCACGATCCGCGACAAGACGGCCTTCGGGTTGTCGGGCGTTGACCCTGTGGATGTGGTGATGGCGACATGGGCGTCCCACGCGCTGTTGAATTCGTCCAGATACCCGCCAAGCTTTGCCTTTGCCCGCGCACCCGATAGGTCTGACAAAAGGGTGTCCACGATGGCGGGGTTGTATACGACTTCAGGCTTAACGACGCGCCAAAACCCCTTACTTGAAAGTTTCCCAATTTGGTCGAAGTAATTGTCACCATCAACTTCGGTGATTACGTGGGGTCTTGGGTCTTTCAACGGACTACCCGACCCGTCAAGGATCATTTTGACACATTGACCCATCTTCGGTTTCAGTTCTGCCAAAATTCGTGGCTGGTCATCATCGACTTCCACCGGGTCTTCAAGCAATAAGGCGGGGTTGTTCATTTCATCAATCCACCGTTGAACAATACCTTCCCCGAAATCGTTCGACATGATCTTGATGTTGGGCGGTTGGGGCGCGATAGTCTGGTCCAAGCGCGTCTTCACCAGAATGGAAAGAGCGATGCGGACGTCATAGAAATGATTAAGTTCGGAGTCGCGCATGACGACAATTCCGTTGCGTTCGACGCGAACCACTTCGGGGTGTCGGTCGTGGTCGTTGAAGTCGTCAAAGACCAGATAGAGTCCGTCTTTCAAGTGCATGTGTTGGTGGCTCATTTGGTTTCCCTTCGTTGTTGATAGAATCGCTTTTAGATGGTCATGACCCCATAGTCAAGCCCGACGCACAATCTTCATGTGCATTTCGCCGTTCGTGTGGAACACAAAGCCATCCTTTTCGTGCGACCAATATGGTGGGATGCGGTCGCGGTAGTCCCATGTCAAACAGCCCATTCTGGAATTCCATTGGTATTTGCGCCACGTCCATTCACCCCAAACCCAAAGGCCGGTGTCTGAACAATATGTCGGAATCCATGCGAATTCAGGCGTCCATGTGGTTTGGTTGAACAACTTGCGTTCCATCGCGGCATCCTTGCGGGCCTTTCGGCGATGACCCCACTTCATAGGTCCGCACCAAGCTTGTCTTCCACATATCCACGAATCTGACCATGAAATTCAACGCGACGTTGCCGCATGGTCATACCACCCCAATCCTGATGGCACTTCATGGCCGCGATTGCGATGGCGTATTCCGCCAAGAAGAATCCCCGGTCGTCGGTGATGATCAAGTTGACATCATCCTTGCGCCACGATGCGAACACCGAAGGATATGCACCGTCCGTCAGGTCAGGCGAGAAACCCAACTCTTCCATCTTGTCACCATCCATGTTCATCAGGACCAAGAAGTCCCAATCGTTCCCCGTCCCACAAATCAGGCGTGACCCGACAAGTGCGACGTTATCCCCATCAATGCCAAGGGCTTCGGCAACATCAAATGTGTTTCGCATTGTTCTTTCCTCATTGCGCGGTTGGAATGGATATGAACCCTTCATTTCTTTAGTTCCCTATATATGCGTTTCAGTTTTTCCGGTTCGGGGTGGTTTCGGACCCACATTCCGGTGGCAGCGTTAAACTGTGTCATGAAGAACATGTCAAGTTCCGCGTTGCCGGTGGTGGACATTGGGTTGACCCGCATCGCCAAGGCGTCAAACTCTTCGTCCGACATCAGCGGGTCATTTTCGATTTCGTAAGCGTATGCCGCCACAGCCACACGGATGCGCGTTCGCACCTCTTCTGACCATGTGCCGGGCATCACAGGCATTTTTTAGCGGCCCGGTCAATCACTTCCAACAAGATGTTCAACGCCTGTTTGTCGCTAATCGGTGTCGCGTCGTTCAGTCGGCGGCGCTGCAACTTGGTCATCAGTGAACGGCATTGTTCCGCTTGCGCCATTTGCTTTGCCTTAATCAAGGGAACTTGTTGTTCTTCCCGGATTTCCCTGACCCGCCCCACCTTCGGGGTGAAGGCGTCCAATAGATTGATTTGCATGTCATTCGCTTTCTAAGTGGTCACTGATGACGCCCAACAACCATGAAGTCGATTGGGTGTCGATGAAATCCCGAACCTCTTCGTCGTCAATCGGGGCGTCTGGTTGCCATTCCTGCCAAGGCTTTATGTCATTTCTATGACACTGGCGGACATGTTCAATCACCCGGTCTTCAAGCGTTTCCGGGACGGGTTCGACCACTTTCAAAAGGTCCGCATATTCAACATGGACATTCCGACAGTAGCAATTCGGTGCGACCGTTGGGTCATCGTTGCAGAACCGGCACTTCGGGAAGTGGACCTTGTGAGTGGGTGGGTCATATGGTGGTGAAAGATGGTTTAAGGCCATCAGTGAGTCCCCCCGGTGCTTCCGAAGCTGAATGAATTTGCGGTGATCTTGCTGACAATCCCGACGGCACCCGGATTCGGGCTTATGGTCAGCGAACCGACGGTTGAAATGTTCACAAAGCCGTCCGTTTCGGTGATGACCAGTGTTCCGGGCGCTGTTATGTTCAGCCCCGCAAACGGTTCGAAAGACTCACTAGCCCCACCACAGGCGGTCATCATAAGTAGAACAAAACAGATAATTATAATTGAATGAAGTCTCATATCAGGCGTTTCCTTTTGAGTTTATCCGATACCAAAGGTATCTTGGATGTTTGTGTTAGTCATTTGCGCGGCTTCCGCTTCTTGGATTGGCTGACGGATGACGTGCGGATTCCCCGCTTAATAAACGTCACCAGACCTTTAACCGCTTCACTGGAATGTTCGACACCAGCAAGGTTCAAGACTTCCCGACCGTCATCGGAATTTGCCCACCGCTTGATGAACCCCGGCCCATCGAACTTTGGACTCTTTTCAATCCGCTCGATGGTTTCGTCCAGTGTCGCCAAGACCACAGCGGCCCACATTTTTCGTGCGCGGCCAGCCTGTTCAATTTGAAAGGCTGACCCATCCGTCAGGGCGTTCATGCCATTTCCAATGCGATGTTGAGGACGGCCTTAGCGTCAAGACCTCGTTCGGTTGTCTGGCGTGCGCGGACACATTCGGCATTCCAAAGTGTGTCAAAAAGCGTTCCGATACCGGCGGCACGGGCTTGGTTGCGCACTTGGTCGAATTCGACACGGACCCTCAAGGCTTCCACATGGTGACTTATGGGGGCGAAGAACATGACAGTGCCGGGCTTTTGGTTGCGACGAAATCCGCGTCCGAATTGTTGTTGATAGCGATCCATCATGACACCCCGTCCAGAAGTTTGAATGTTGTTTCTTCTGTCGCACAGGCGATGAAGTGATCCGGGTCGACGCGATCTTCAAGCTGTGCGACGGCTTCGGCACAAGTCGTGTCGTAAAGCGGGGCATAGCCGATGATTGAACCGGCGGCGATGATTAAAACGTAAGTCATTTGATGTTCCTTCGTTGTTGATAGAATCGCTTTTAGATGGTCATGACCCCTTAGTCAACCCTGATGATTGTGTTGCATTCGGTTTGCACGGATTGCCCTACATCAAGTGTCAGGACATGCCCGGTCCAAAACCACCGAAGGTCCATCGTTGAACCCGGTCGACCACCAAGCAACCAACCGGGCGGGTCAGTTTCATCAAACAGCGTAACGCTACCATGAATTTCGTGAATCATTTTGAACCGCTTTGGATTCTTCCCACCGTCTTGGGTGTCCACAGTTGACGGCTTTTCCAGTGTCGCTAACATCTTTCATTCCTTTCAAAAACGTGACATGTCACAATATCATTTAATGTGACTGTCACTTTAATTCCTGCACCGATTGCACCAGTTGGTTCTATTCTCCCTATTCCGTCCCTATATACCCTTTTTAGCCACCTACAGCTATTTATAAGAACTATCTAGTGCAACTAGTGCAGAACACACTTAACCCCCTGTGAACACTGTCAAATAAGCTGCACCAGTTGGAAGAATTAAATGGTGTCGAACTGGTGTAAAACCCCGTTAACTGGTGATGTGACATGTCACATTAAATTCCCGTTGCACTAGTTAGCTGCACCAGTTGAGGGGCTTGTTGAATAGCCTTGATCACGCTCAAATTCCGCCGTTTTAGAAGCATCGGCCCAATCCCCTTCACCACGATCAAGCGATGACCACAGTGTTGTGGTGCCACCTTCGTTGAATACGTTGCGGACCTTCCCAACCTTCGCATAGCCAAGCGCACGCAAGGCCACGGATAGACTCTTCCCCATCGGCTTCTTGATGCCTTCCAATTCGCACAGCGTTGCCACGGCGCGGGTCGAAATCCACCCGTTCTTGAAACCCGGTTCACCACCGTTCACAGCCTCAAGAATGACGCCTTCCAATGGTGAGCGTGACTCGGCAACCGCTTGGGCGTGGGACGACGTGACAGGCGCACGATTAGCCCCACCAGCCGGGTTGAATTCCGACGGGATGTCATAGTTCATCAGGTAGTCATAGACGATGGCAAAGCCGTCCCCACGCAACCATTCCCACATGTCTTGGAACCATTGGGGTGTCATGCCCTGTGCGATGATGTCCGAGACCGTCTGTTGCGCCGTATAGAAGACCGCAAACCGCCGTTCGGACGACTCCAGACGCACCGCGTCACGGTGGTTCGAACAAAAGAAGAAATTGACGACGTTGCGGGCCTGATATTTGTTGACCCCTTTTTCTTCAATCATCATGACGGGTTCGGTCACCAATGACTTCAAATGGTCTTGGCGTTCCCGTTGGTCCTTGAAAGAGTCGGTGTGCATTTCGTGGATCACACACAACGTCTTGTTCGCCATGTTCCCGTTGAATTTGTCGTCAATGTCCTTGGCCGTCATCGTCGTCACATAGGTCGATTGGTCGTCGTTGACCCCTTGGATGACTCCGTCCACACAGTATTGCAGAACGGAAATCAACGTCGATTTGCCGTTACCTTGCGCCCCTTGCACGACGGGTGCCCACAGGAATTTGCGCCCCGGATATTGGCAGACCGCCGCCATATACGACAACAGAATTGCCCGGTCCTTTTCATCGGGAAGCATCTTCGACACCAGACTCAAGAACGGCTTCGCGTTCCCCTGCACACGGCGCACATTGATTGGTTCATAATAGTTCACGGCGCGTTGTCCTTTCGCATCGGTGACAATCTCTTGATATTCAAGGTCCGGTCGGAACGTCAGCTTGTCCGCCCATGGATGCCGGGCCACACGGTTTTCCGTGAAGGCCTCCCACGCGTTCAAGGTTGGCTTTGATCCATCCGCCGACATCAGGAATTCATGACCCCCATAGGCAACGCGGAACTTCGGTGATGTGAGCATCGCGCCGGTAGGTGTCAGAACCGCATTATGGCTGGCGACGTAAACGCACCCGGCGAAGTGTTTGATTTGGTCCGCGACCGTCAGCATTTCACCAGTTTGCAGCGCCACAGCCATGCGTTCAGCTTTGGCTTGTTGCCGGTCGGCGCTGATCTGTGGCACGCTATAGACGTTCTTGCACCCGGAAATCGCGCCGGTGATGGTGTTCATGCGATAGTCTGGCCGGTTCTTGAACTTGTCCCGCATCAGGCCGGAACCCTCAAACAGCTTTT